TTTAGATGAAAACAAGAAGGAGTAAACTAATAATATGAAAATAAACCTACTAAAAGGGTTACTAAGAAGCACAGCCGCAAAATTAATTGCGGCTTTTTTAATGTCTGGAGCTGTCCAAGAATCTCATGCAGTAGTATTTCTTTGGAATAATACTGGAACAAATTGGACATCACCAACTAGCTGGACAAATGGAATACAACCTGCATCAACCAGTTCTAGCACTACAACAGATGAAATTCAGTTTGGTAATTTTGGAGTAAGTAATAATACTGTTATATTAACTTCTACTAGAGCTGCACAGAACATAACATTCTTAACAAATGCAAATCCATATAATATCAACAGCTTCAATGGTAGTCAAACATTATCAACTAGCAGAGGTATCACCAACAATTCTACCGCTACTCAAACATTTAACATATTGTTAGAAAATGCTAACAATAGTAATACCTGGTTTCAAACTGCAGGTGGAGCATTAGTATTCAATAATATAGCTTCACTTACTACTGCTTCTTCTAGTACATCCAGAACTCTTACATTGGCGGGAGATGGTGCATTTACATTTAATAATGAATTGAAGCAAGGTGGTCTTTCTACTGCTGGAAAAGTTATATATACAGGGGGTGGAAGTGTCACATTTAATGGTACCAATACCCTGGGTGGTGGTTTTGATATAACAGGAGGCGGTACTGTGACAGTTAATGGAGGCACTGGCGTTGGTCAAAGCTTAGTAACATTGGGTGGTGCTAGTGGCACAACCAACATGCCTATACTCAGAATTAATACTACCAATGGCTTATCCAATCTCAACAGCTTGAAAGGTTCAACCAGTCTTTCTACCATGGGAACTTTTGACTTATTAGGGGCCAATTCAAACGCTACTACAACTTATGTTATGAACCAATATCAAGGTAATAACATGAATTTCACAAATCATGGTGGATACAAGACATTGTTACAGTTTACTAATAGTGCCAATACATTAACTGCATCTGCAGGTACAAGTGGTGGCAGAAGACTTTTCAACAACAGTACCAATTTAACTGTGCAGTTTGATGGTACTTTGGATATTGGAGGTACCACAGCAGATAATAGTCTTGTGGGTGGTGTAGGTGATTTCATTTTCAAAGGATCACTATTTAACACAGCTGCTGCACTCAGAGGATTAACAAAATCAGGAACGGGAACAGCAACCTTTCAAGCAGTAAATTCTTACAATGGTGATACTACTATACAAGATGGTACATTTATAGTTGATACTGCTGGTTCTATTGCTTCTAGTGCTGCTATAATATCAGGTGGTACATTAAGAGTTAAAGGTACAGCTGGTAATATAACTGCTAACGCAGGAAACTTAATAGTTGATAGCACTGGGACTATTGGTAATTTCTCTACTGGTGTCACTACTACAGTATCGTTAGATGGAACAGCTGGAACAGTAACACAAGGTGGTGGTACTTTTGATTTAAGAGGAACTGCTAGCGCTTTTTCTATGTCCGCAGGAACCGCTACAGTTTATAGTGGTGGTTTTCTTGGCAACTCTACTCTAACAGGAGGAAGTTTGCTCAATAGTGGCACAGTAGGTGAAACAACCATTGCCACAGGAAGTACTTTTGATGTAAAAACAGGTGGTACATCTTCTAAAGCTACTGTTAATGGTGGTACTTTGTTGGTATCAGGATCAGTTGCACAGACTGTTGTTAACTCTGGCATAGCCACAGTAAATTCTGGTGGCAATTCTGGTATTACAACTGTTAATGGAAGCACATTAGATGTATATGGAAGAACTGGTACATCAACAGTTAATACTGGCGGTACACTCAATGTAAAATCAGGTGGTAGTCTCTTAGGAACTAGTACTGTTGGTGGTGGTACTTTATTAGTAGAAGGAACAGCTGGAACAGTTGTAGTCAATTCTGGTACAGCAACAGTTAATACTGGTGGCTCTATTGGTAGTACAACTATAAATGGAAGTTTACTTTCGGTAAATGGAAGTGCAGGAGATGTTTTGGTAAATACAGGAGGTACATTAGGTGGGTCTGGTATTGTACAGGGCTTAACTCTAAATGGTGGTACTGTGGCGCCTGGCAATAGTCCTGGTCTGCTAACTGCTTATGAGTTAAATGGAAGTAACGGAACATTCCAATTCCAATTAGGTGTGCCCGCTATCAGAGGCACTACTTATGATACTATCAATATAACAAATTTATTAACTCTTGGAGTAAATACAAACTTTACATTTGAAGTATTAGATAATTACAATTTCGCTAGTGGAGATTCATATGATCTATTTAACTTTGGAAGTATTGATACGACTGGATTTGATATAACAAAACTAGATGTTGCATTACCAACTTTAAATTCAACTGATTTAAGTTGGAATACTAGTTCATTTACAACAGATGGAATAGTTAGCGTTGTTGCTAATGTTCCAGAACCATCTGCACTTCAATTATTTGGATTAGGTTTGATTTCTTTGCTCGCTTGTCATAGAATAAATAAAAGAAATGGATAATCAATTGAGAAACTTATTATTAGATAATTATGAAAAGAGTCTTCCATCCAAAAGGGATACAGAAGACTTTATAAGTAATTTTCACCAATATAGGGCCAAAAAGAAAGCCCAAGAAAAAACACATTATGGACTAGTTTTTGCTTGCATTTTAGTATTAACTATGATAGGATCAATTGTGGCTAAACAAACTAAAAATAATTTAGATATACAAACCGCAGCTGGATTAGAAAAATGCAATACGCAACTCATGGAAAAAAAGTAGTCTTTGAAGGAGATGTCAAAGAAGTATCTAATTGGGTAAATAAAAACGTTGGAGATCATCAAACAGTATCACTAAAAGAATATTTTCAAGATGATATTTTTGGGGTATATAAAAATGGCGAAGAAAATTATAGATACTATTATCAATGTTTAGGTCATGGAAGATATTCAATTTTCATAATACAATGAAATCATTTATAAGATCAGAAGTCTTGCTTTATTTATCATTATTTCCAATAGCTGCTGTTTGTGCATTTTTCTATACAAAAAATGTTGGACCTATAAAGCAATATAATCTTGGTCTTGACTTTGAATATGTGCCAGTTGATGAGGGCTCATCTTTTATATGTAAAGCAGAACCAATAGGCGAGAATAGTCAGCCCTGGATATTAAGCCTACAACCAAAACCAAAACTATTTATAGACACAAATGAGCATTATATATGTATAGGTTATATGAGAAAAAGAATAAGATTAAAACCAAATTTATGCACAAATTAATATATATACTATTAGCAGCAATTTTAATTCAAACTTCTTATGCTGAAGATAAAATTAAAATATCAATTAATAAAGATAAAAATGGTAAAATAACATTAACTAGCTCTGGACATTCAGTCCCAATATCTTTTGATATTATGGGCAAAAGTTATGATGTTCCAGCTGGTGGTGGATCAGTAGAAGTTGAATCAAAAGAATTAGATAATAAAAAAGAAGAAGCTCCAAAAGAAGAAAACAAAGACGAAACATCAGATTTAGCAAAAGAAGAAACTGCTGCTAATAATGATCAAGCACAAAAAATGAAAGAATTTAGCCAAAAACAAGAACAACAACAGCAGGCCCAACAAATTCAGCAAACCACACAACAGCAGAGAAATGAAGTATTAAATGTTCCACCAGTAAATTCTAATCCAAACCCTAAAGAAGCAACTCCAATTTAATCTGGTGTAAGCCTATGTATGGCGAGCAAAATAAAAAATTGGTGGGGTAATTTAAAAACTTATGATAAGTTCTTTTTTATCACTTTTATTCCTGCGATACTTTTTACGCTTTGGGGGCTAAGTGACCTTTATATTAATTACTTTGATTTATTAAGTAAAGAAGATCACCTTCAATTCTTTCTTAGGTTTGCTTTTCCAATATCACTAGCCACCTTAATAACAGTTTTAGAACGCAACAAGAGAAGGAAGCTAATAAAAGATATAAAAACCTATTTGGATGAGTAGTGTAATATAGTTTATGGCTTTTATAATTAAAAGAGATGCTCCTCCACTACCACTCATCACAACCTCAAGAGCTTTTGACTCTTCTGGCGAGCAAGTTGGCTCAACAATTACAGGGAATATACCTAATAACTGGATAGAATTTCAAGATACTGTTACCTCTGTTATTTTTGCAAACGACAATAGTGTGACCAGTATTGGAGCTTATGCTTTAAATAGTACTTTTGCAACCAGTCTCACAATCCCTAACAGCGTAACGAGTATTGGGGAGAGTGCGTTCGCTTTTTGCATTGATCTAAGCACAATCACATTACCAACTAATATAAACTTTACGAGTATTGAGACTTTTATGTTTATTAACTGCTTTAGTCTAACCACCATCACCATACCCAACAGCGTAACGAATATTGGGCTTGCTGCGTTCGATGGTTGCACTTCTCTAATAAGCATTACCATCCCCAACAGCGTGACGAGTATTGGGTTGCAGGCGTTCGGTGGTTGCACTTCTCTAATAAGCATTACCATCCCCAGCAGCGTAATAAGCATTGGGAACGCTGCGTTCAGATTTTGCAACAGCTTAAGCACAGTTCTTTGTTACGCTGCGCAATCAGCTTTTACTGGAAATGAAGCATTTCTCGAAACCGCTTCGCCATTAACTATACGAGTGCCTACTTCTGGACCTATTAGTGATACTTGGACAGCTGGAGCACAGTCCTTTCAAGGAAATGATAATGTTACAGTCGTAAAGGATTTGTAAAATAATTAATATGAGCTTAATAATTAAAAAAAATACAACCTTCAAAATTCCAAGAACAGGAATACAGGCTTTTCTTCCATCAAGTTTAGGTGGACTAGCTCTCTGGCTCAAGGCTGATGCTGGTGTTGCAACATTTAGAAATACATATATCTCTCAAATTATGCTTAGCGGAGGTACATCAAGTATTTTGAATAAAACATTTGTTGCAAGTGGAACTCCAGATCCTAATAATTATTATTCTTATTCCTTTGGCGAAAATAATGGTTATTTTATAACATATTCTCAAGATGATACACCTTATTATAATTTAAGATATATAGCACAAGGTACTGGAAATATAATTATTTTAAATTCAACTGACGGGATTAGCTGGTCTTTGGTATATAATATGCCAAATACAATAACAATATCTGGTATTACTGGAACGCACTCTTCTGCAAATAGAACGTACAATTTATATGCATACGATGGTGATAATAATTATTTTTATTTTAATGCATCTGGATCAGATTACTTTATATCAACAGGAAATGGTTCTGGTTCTGCTTCTACAAACTGGTTTTTATATAAGGTAGATCCAAATTCGCCCTATCCATTTTTAATTTCTACGGGACCGCTAAAGTCTTCTGCTCCATCTGGTTCTTGGACAAATAATCTTTCATCTGGATCTCCATCTAGCACATATATAGGAGTTGCAAATGGGACACTTCCAACTGGATCTGTGACAACATCAGAATATGGAGATTTTCTTGTAACAGCTTGGGCAGATCAAAGCAATAATGGAAACAATGCAACATCTTTTTCCAATAATCCTATTTATAATACCTCGGATTTGAATAGCAAACCGACCATATCACTAACATCAATGTCTGATTATATTGAAAGAGTATTCTCAATTTCAATAAATCCTCTTGGCGCAAGTGGATCAACGGCTTTTTCAGTTCAATATGTAGAAGATGTTTGTGGTTCTGGTGATGACAATGGACCAATATTTGGAAACTTTGGTGGATCAGAAGATACTTATGTATCAGCTCAAACTCATTATCCTTATGGTCCAGATTGTAATGTTTATGATGCTTTCGCAACAAGATTAAGAAAAAATGAGATTACGCCACCAGTAACTATTACAAATGTTTGGACTCTTTATTCTGTAAAAAGCACAAATAATGATTGGCAATCATTTGTTAATGGTCAACTAATGTATTCTGATCCTACTAATACTTATAGCAATTCAATAGGAGGAGATGAGACTCTTTATATAGGAAAACAAAATGCAGCTGGAACTTTTAACCTAAAAGGAAAAGTAGCAGAAGTAATCGTATACAATCGAGTCCTAACAACTATAGAACGCCAACAAGTCGAAGCTTATTTAAACCAAAAATATCAAATCTATTAATTTTTACTTAACTCTCTCTACTAAATAATATATATAAACTAATATAGCAAAGCAAATTAAAGTAGTAGAAAATGTCATATTGTTTCTTACACTAGATTAAAATATGTGTAATAGCATATATGCCTATAATTCAACCTAAAGATAACGAAAAACAAAACGACTACATGAATCGTTGCATGCATAAAATCAATAAAGATAATCCTAAAATGCCAAATAAACAACAAGTCGCAATTTGCTTAAATACCTATAGCAACCCAAAGAAAAAAGCTAAAGCAAACGAAATTGAAATAGACATGACCGAAGATATCAAAAACTTAAACAAAGCAGAAGAAGTTAAGACCGAAGCAAAAGCAGAACTTGACGGTAAAGGTGAAGTTATTCAAACAACCTTGATGCAAATGCAAAATCAATATAAAATTTTACATTGGCAAACAATGTCATTTTCACAACATGAATCATTTGATAAAATTGTAAGTAGTTTATCAGAAAATATTGATGAATTTATTGAAACATATATGGGCAAATATGGCAGGGTAATTGCTGCTGGAACATTTAATATTAATCTTGCTAATTACAAGGATACAGATTTTGTTGCTCTAACAAATAATTATATTGAATTTTTAATTGGATTAAGTAATGTACTAGATAAAATTCAAGATTCAGATCTATTAAATATTAGAGATGAAATCCTTGGCTCACTTAATCAACTAAAATATCTACTAACATTGGTATAAAATTATGAGAAAAAAAATCCATTATCTTGAATTTGATATCACAGAAACAGAAGCTTATCAAAAAACCTATAAAGGTAAAAAAAGAAGTTCACTAAAAGATAGCGACTTCTTATTTCCAGAAAGTCGTAGTTTTCCAATAGTTAGCCCACAAGACGTAAGAGATGCTATTAGTAATTTTGGTCGTATGGGTGGAAATATGAGTTATGATGCTTTTATTAAAAAATTGTATAAAAAAGCAAGCAGCAAGGGCCAAGATTTTGTTGACGCAATTCCAGAAAAGACTAGAAAAGAACATAAACTGTCCTAAGATATTAGGATGCACGAAGTATTAGCGATTTCAGATATTCACCTTGGCGATAAAGATTGTCAAGCCACTCAATTACTAAAAGTCTTAAAAAAAGAAAAAGCAAAAACAATATTAATTGTTGGCGACTTATTTGATCATCACAACTTAAATAGACTCAATAAAAATCATTGGAAAGTATTATCCAAATTAAGAAAATTAAGCAAAAAAAGCAAAATTATATATTTAATTGGTAATCACTGTTTCCTTAAAGCAGAATTTATGAGTATTCTTCTTGGTTTTGATTGTAGAGATGAGTATGAGTTTGATATAAAAGATAAGAAATTTATAGCAGTTCATGGTGATATATTTGATATATATTTTAGTAAATACAAAAGTATCACAGAATTTATAATTAAATTATATTATATTATTAGACACTATACTCCATTTGCTGATAATTTCTTTAAATTATTAAGAAAGAAAACAGAATCATTAGGAGAAAAAACTTCTAATATAAAAGAAAATGCTATTAAATACTGCGAATTTAATAACAAGGATTCAATTATTTGTGGTCATAGCCATAAACCTGAGCATGAATATGATAAATTTGAATATATTAATACTGGAAGTTTTTGTGAAGAAAAAGCGAGTTATGTTGTAATAGATAAGAAGGGCAAAGCAAATTTAATTTATTTAGATTAAATTCAAAATTAATGGTATAATACTGTTAATGAAAAGATATTGTACTTCTTGCGGCTCTGCCACAGAATATTCGGTTAAAAAACCAATTTTTTGTTCAAATTGCGGTAATTCTTTCGATAAAGTTCAAATTAATAAAGTAAGCCCTAAACCAATTCCAGAAAAAAGAACTATTAATCCAGTAGTAGCTAATAATCTAGATTATGAAATTGATAATGAAATAGATGATGTTAATGTTCCAAATATTTCTCAAATTCAAATAGATGTAGAGTCAGATAATAACCCAAAAGCTAAAGGAATAAAACTTGGAGAACTTTTAGGCACAAGCTCTCCAGGAGAGAAAAAGCCTAGAGAAAAAATTAAAGGTAAAAAAAATTCTAAGAAACAAATATTAGAAGATTTTGCAAAAGAAGCAGGAACAATTAAAAGATCAAAAAATTCTCAATGAAGTCTTCTAAATTAAGCTTCGAAGATAAAATTTCGGAGATAAACCAAGAGATTAATAAAAGAAGACATAAGTGGAATTTAACAACTTTAGCTTGGATGGATTTTAGTGATGTTTCCCAAATATTAAGAATACATATTTATAAAAAATGGAATCTATATGACCCAAAAAAACCACTAGCTCCATGGGTTAATCGTATCGTAAGCAATCAAATTAAAAATTTAATAAGAAATAATTACGGAAATTATTCTAGACCATGTTTAAGATGCGCAGCAGCAGAACAAGAAGACGGTTGCACAATTTATGCATCTCAATGTGGTAAATGTCCATTATACGCAAAGTGGGAAAAGAGTAAAAAATCAGCGCACGATATAAAATTACCAGTAGCATTAGAAAATCATACTCAAGAAGTTCACAATATTATCGAAGATGAGATTGATATTGAAAAAACTGCAAAAAATATTCATGCAAAAATGCAACAAGTACTCAAGCCAGTTGAATGGAAATTTTATGAATTATATTATATCAAACATAAGTCTGAAGAAGAGTCAGCAAAATTAATGGGATATAAGACTACAGAAAAGAATAGAAAGATTGGTTATAAACAAGTTAAAAATCTTAAAAAATCCATTATGATTAAGGTTAAGAAATATTTATATAATGGAGACATAGATATTCATTAATATGAGTGAAAATTTACCAGAACTTACAGAAGAACAGCAATTAAATCTATTAAACGAATGGAATAATCGAGCAGATAATCCACCTTCATTAACTGAATTAGTTAAATTGGCTTTTGGCAGAGATGATCTTGACGGCAGAAGTAAAGAAGGCAAAGCTGTAAAACAATTTCTTGCAGCAAGACAAATTAAACCACGAAAGAGTCATGAATATCAAGCTAAAGGTCTTATAGAATTAACAGAAGATCAAAAAGAATACATCAGCAATAATTGTGCTACAATGACAGGACTTGAGATAGCTAAAATTTTATTTAAAAATGAATCATTAACAAATCTTTGCCAAGAAACAAGAAGCGTTCTTGATTACATGAAAACTATACCTAGCAATATTAAATATCTTAATGATGTAAATGAAAATGCTGCTACAGAAGTTTATAAAGCTCCACGAAGCGAAGAGAGAATGATTGTTAAAATTAATAAGTATATATTAGATGGAATTGACAAAGAAAAAATTACCCCAAGACAAAAGAAAGAAGTAAATTCTTTGATTGGCTATATGAATACTTATAGATTTACTCATCAAATTAATCTTTATAGCGATGAAAATGATAGAGATCTTTTCGAAAGCAGTTTCGTTAGATATACTTACGATAAAAGTGATTTAACTCAAGAAGAAGTAGATCAATATATCGTGTTAGCTACAGAAGTCGTAATATCATCTAGTATTCAACAAACAATTACAGCATTACAAGATCAAATAGATATAGCAACTCAAGAAGATGGTAAAATTCCAATGGCAGTAGTAGAAGCTAGCAGCACGGCAAGAAAAGAGTATAATGATTGCGTTAATCGTCAACAAAAATTGCTACAAGATCTCAAAGTTAAAAGAAGCGAAAGACTTAGCAAGCAAGTTAAAGAAAATGCGAGCATCTTAAATCTTGTTGAAATGTGGAAGCAGGAAGAGTCAAGACAAAAACTATTAAAAATAGCAGAACTCAGAAAGAATAGTATCAAAAAGGAAATAGAACGCCTTGGTACAATGGACGAATTAAAAGCTAGAATACTTGGAATATCAGAAGACGATATTTTAAACGGATAATTTTATGTCAGTTATATGCAAAATAGATGGAAAAGAGTTTCCAAGTGAGAAGGCATTGCATATGTCGCTCAAGGGCTATGGTTTTAATAAAGTTAAATATTATCAAACATATTTTGAAAGACGAGACTTATTAACAAATGAACTTATTAATTTTAAGACTAAAGAGCAATACTTAAATAGCGATTTTAACGATAAGAATAATATGAAAAAATGGCTAAAGCAACAGCCAATCGAAAAAGCTCAAGAATATTGTAAGCAACTATTATCTAAAAGAAAATATGACAAAAATTTAACCTATAGTCCTTCTCAAGTAGAGTTAAGAACAATTATGGCGCCATCTATACTTTTTTACAATAAAATATTTGATGATTATTATGATGTTTGCTCAACTTTAGGACTAGAAAATAGATTCATTCATCCAAATAATATAACAGATCAATTTAAAAACAAATTAAATAAAAAATCAATTATATATGTTGATACAAGAGAGCAAAGCTGGTTGAAATTTGACACAAAATTTGAGATCAAGACCTTACCATTTGGAGACTACTCTTGCAGTAACGATAATTGCAAATGTTTTATAGAAAGAAAAAGCTTGAGCGATTTCATCAGCACATTGAGCATTAAAAACTTTGATAGATTTAAAAATGAAATAGATCGAGCAAAGAAAAGTGGAGCATATTTGATTGTTGTAGTTGAAGAAAAACTATCTAACGCACTAAGCTTTCAATATCTTCCGCATATTAGTAAAAAGATAAAAGCAACTCCAGAATATATATTTCATAATGTTAGAGAATTACTGCAAAATTATGATAATCTACAATTTCTTTTTGTAGATGGAAGAGGAGAGATGACAAAGGTAATTGAGTCTATTTTTACATCAAATTGTTTTTACAGACAAATAGACCTTCAATTAGCTTATGATCTAAAACTATTATGATATATTCTCCAGATAAATATAAAAAAAATTATCCAGATATTAATACAGAATTAATGAATCTAAAAGGGATTCTTAATGATAAAGACGCTAAAATTTCTCTTGCTAAATTTTTAAGAGCTAATTTAGGTTTTACTACCGAACTTATAAGTGGAATTAAGTTAGCGCCATACCAAGAGATTCATCTTAAAGGTTTATTAAACAGAAACTTTAGTATGTGCGTATTTGGTCGAGGCTGTGGTAAAAGTTTTATAGCAAGTGTATTTTGTTTTCTTCAATGCGTTTTCGAACCTAATACTAAAATTCTAATTGCAGGACCAACCTTCAGAACAGCTAGATTCATATTTAATAATCTAGAGAAGATCGTAAATAGCAAAGGCGCAGAACTTCTTCAACAAGCTTTTGGTTCAAAAAGTAAAAGAAACGATCAATATGAATGGTCGATTAATGGTGGAAGCATTGTAGCTATTCCCCTAAGCGGAGAAAAGATTCGAGGATTTCGCGCTAACGTATTAGTGCTTGACGAGTTTCTTTTACTATCAGAAGATATTGTTAAAACCGTATTGATGCCATTCTTAGTTGCACCACAGAATATGAAAGAACGAATGGAAATTAGAGAAATGGAAGACACTTTAATTAGAGAAGGAGCAATGAAAGAAGAAGATAGAATGGTTTTTGAAAATAATAGTAAAATGATAGCTCTTTCTTCTGCAAGCTATACATTTGAAAATCTTTATAAAACATATAATGAATGGATAGAAAAAATATATTCAAAAGAAAACACAGAAGCATCTTATTTTGTATCTCAACTAAGTTATGAAGCTTTGCCATTAGAGATGATTGATAAAACCATTATTGAAGAAGCTCAAAATGGAGGATCAAGTCATAGCAGCTTTTTGAGAGAATATTGCGCAAGATTTATTGATGGTAGCGATAGTTATTTTAGCGCAAAAAAGATGGAAGATTGCACTATTCCAAACGGTCAAGCTCCTCATACCTTAATGAAAGGAACTTCTGGAAAAAAATATATTCTTGGTATTGATCCTAATATGAGTGATAGTCCTAATGCAGATTATTTTGCTATGGCAGTAATGGAGATTGATGAAGAAACAAAAACGGGTACATTAGTTCACACTTACGCTGGATTAGGAAATTTAAAAAATCACGTTAATTACTTTTATTATCTTATGACTAATTTTAATATTGTATTTATGATTTTGGATAATGCTGGAGCGGACATATTCCTTTCTGCTTGTAATCAATCTGAACTATTTAAAACTAATAATCTAGTAATCAATACTTTTGAATTTAATTCTGATTTAGAGGGCGTAGATTATGAACAAGAAGTTCGTAAAGTTAGAAATATTTATAATTTAGAATCAAAGAAGATAGCTTTCAATCAAGTCTTTACAAGCAACTTTATTCGTAAAGCTAATGAACACTTACAAGCTTCTATTGATTATAAGAAAATATGGTTTGCTAGTAAAACTTGCGCTAATGATAATTTCTTTGAAACTGTATTCGGCCAAAGTATCCCATTAGAGTTAATGAAAACAGAAGAAAAGAAAGACTGGTCTACTTTAGACTTTATCGAAAATCAAGACGATTTTATTTATCAAACCAAAAAACAATGCACTCTAGTAGAACACTCATCTACAGCTAGAGGCACTCAATCCTTCGATTTACCCCAACACTTGAAAAGAAGTAGCTCATGTAATAAAGCTAGAAAAGATAATTATTCTGCACTTTTATTAGGAAATTGGGGTTTAAAGTGTTATTATGATATAATGAACGCTCCAAAAGAAGACATATCTCAGACTTTCACCCCAATAATGATAAAATAAGTGTAATATTTAACAATATATGAGCAAAAAAACTAAAAAAATTGAAGAAACCAAAGCCTCAGTAGAATTTCCACTACCACAAGATCAAGTAACGCCACTTATGGTATATGGAACTGATGTATCAGACAAGAAAAGAGCAAAAATAGCAGAGATTAGGGCTTCGACTGGCATGCGTAGAAATGCTGCAGCAGATATAGAAAGAACTAGTAGATTTACTAATATTGATACAGGTATTATTCCTTTTAGATATTCTAATTATGTTAAAAATCTCTCTACTTTAGATGTTAGAGATGCTATTATTTTGTGTCAAAAAGCTTATTATAATGTAGCTATTTTCAGAAACACAATCGATTTAATGACAGAATTTTCTGATAGTCCAATTTACTTAACTGGTGGAAGCCAAAAATCAAGAGAATTTTTTGAAGCATATTTTAAGAAAATCAATCTATCAAGCTTCCAAGATCAATTCTTTAGAGAGTACTACAGAAGCGGAAACGTATTCACTTATAGATTTGACACATCTTTAACTAGCGAACAACTTTTAAAAATAACACAAACTTTTGGTTCTAAATTAAAATCAATTGCTCAAGACGGTTCAGTTAAACTTCCAGCAAGATACACAATTGTTAACCCAGCAGATATCTATGTTGGTGGAACAGTTAATTATGCTTTTAATGTTTATTATAAATTGTTGAGTGATTACGAATTAGAAAGACTAAGAGATCCAAAAACAGATGAAGATATTGAAGTTTATAATAATCTTCCCCAAGATGTTAAAGATAAGATTAAAAGTAAAAACAATTCTTATATTCTTGTTCCACTAGACAAAAGTAAACTCGCAGCAGTATTTTATAAGAAGCAAGATTACGAGCCACTTTCTATTCCAATGGGTTTTCCTGTTCTTGATGATATTAACTGGAAACTTGAAATGAAGAAGATGGATATGGCGGTAACAAGAACAATGCAACAAGCAGTTTTGTTAGTTACTATGGGAGATACTCCTGATAAAGGTGGAGTAAATCAAAAGAATCTTCAAGCGATGCAACAATTATTTGAAAATCAAAGTATTGGAAGAGTTCTTATCGCTGATTATACAACAAAAGCTCAATTCGTTATTCCAGATATTGGTAATTTAATTGGACCACAAAAGTATGAAGTAGTAGATCGCGATATTCAAATTGGATTAAATAATATTCTTATTGGTAATGAAAAATTTGCAAATACAAGTATTAAAGTTCAAGTATTTGTTCAAAGATTAAAGCAAGCTAGAGAAGTATTTATCAATGAATTCTTGATTCCAGAAATAAGAAGAATGAGCAAAGATATTGGTTTTAAAAATTTTCCAACTCCAACATTTCAAGATATTGATATTAAAGATGATGTTCAATACTCTAGAATTTATAATAGACTAGTTGAGTTAGGAGTATTGACCGCAGAAGAGGGATTAGCTGCAATTGATACTGGAAGACTACCAACTCAAGAAGAGTCTGTACAATCTCAAAGAAAATTCAAAGAATTAAGAGACGAAGGTTTGTATCAACCACTTATTGGTGGAAGTGCAGCTGGTCAAGCTGGTAGACCATCTGGTTCTACTGGAATACCTCAATCGACAAAAAACGTAAAACCAATTGGCGCAAAAGCTTCATTCTCAGTTGTTAAAATTAAAGATAACATCTTAGCATCTCAAAATCTAGAAGAAGAAGTTAAGTCTGCTGTTAGGAAAAAGTTTAATGTTAAAAAATTAAGCAATCAACAAAAAGAAAGTGCAGAAAATATATCTGAAATTATTATAGCTAATGAAATTCCAGAAAATTGGACAGCTAAAATCGAAGAATATATAGAAAAACCCTTTGATCAAAATCAAGACCAAATCAACAATATTCAAGAGATTGCGGCTGAACATCAAGTCTCAAATTACATAGCTTCATTGTTGTATCATAGTAAAGCTTAAAAAGTGTAATCCTATACAAGGATTAAGGTTATGGCCAGAAATAGAATAATCTACAATGTAGAAGGTTTATATGTTGCTCCATATAGTGGAGAACAAAATGCGAGTTCTGATTATTATTTGGCTAATAATATTATTCTTAAAAGATTAGAAAAAATACAAAATTTTAATTATTCAATTCAACAACCAAGATTAAATGCCCAAGGTTTTGGTCAAAAACAAAATATTTTTCAAGGCGTAAACACATCCCCAGAGGTTGCTTTTAATTTTTCTTATATTCCTGATGGGGTTACAAATGAGAATAGGTTAAATTTTAATGTTAATCATTTTTCTGGATTTAATGCACCAATGTTTTCTGGATTATGTACTAATAGCGGATTATTAAATGATAGAGATTTTTATCTTGTTATAAATAAAAATGTTGACGATTTGTTTTCTGAAAATGCAACATTAACAAATTCTTTAATTAATCCAACTAATGTTACTCAAGTAATAAACTCAAATAGTCAAAATTATGGACTATTACATTTTCAAAACTCTTATCTCAATGAATATTCTTTTAATGTTTCACTTGGAAATTTACCAGTAGTAAATCAAAGTTATGTTGCAGATAATATTGTTTTTTATACTAGTGGGTCTGGAGTAAAGTATACTTTCTTAGATTTAAGATCTGGAATAAATCAAGCAAGTAATGATACAATCATTATTCCAAAAGCTTTAAATTACAATCAAAACACAATAAGTGGACAAAATATTCTTTTGCCAGGAAATGCTAGTGTTACTTTTTATACAAATAATACTACTGGAGTTTTATTTTATAATGATATAATTCAAAGCTTAGATTATTCATTATCTTTTAATAGAAAATCTTACAGAGCAATTAATTACAAATTCCCATTATTAAGAAAAATAGAATTTCCAATTAATGGAAAATTAAATACAAGTTTTATTATTAAAGAAGATCTTTCTGGCTCGTTTTTCGATACATTAAATAGAGATGAAGATTACAATATTATTGTTAATTTCAACAATAGTAAAGTCGGAGTAGATGCAACAAAATTAATCTTTAGTGGCTGTAAATTTACAAATATTAACTACGATTCTTCTATCGGAAGCAATAAAACTGCCACATTAAGTTTTGATTTTAATCTTGATCCAGATTTTGGAAGAAGAGGATTATTTGTTAGTGGAAATGTATTGTATGGAGTTTTGAATAATACAAAGAAAGTATTGATATTTTAATTTTTAATATATATAATATAGTGTAATATCTTATGAAAACTATGCTATCTAAAATATTTGGCCCTAATTGGAGATCTAGCTCATCTGGAATTGCTACGGTTGTAGCAGTTTGCACAGCAATAGCAATTCATTCAGATCCAAGTCTAGTAGCCTTTCTTCCAGATAAGGCAGAAATTTATATTCTTGGAATTGCAAAATTAATCGCAGTTGTTTCTGGAATAGTTTTTGCACTTACAGTAAAAGATGCAGCAGTTACTGGTGGAACAGTAGCTCAAACAAGTGAAGCAAAAGATAGAACAAATGGAGAAAACATATGAATAAATTACAATTAACCGCAGTTGCTCTTTTGAGCGTATTTCTTGGCGCTTGCGCTACAACCAATACTGGAAAAGTTGATGTTGCAACAAGTGTTGAAAATACTCTTCCTTATGTTAAGCCAGCAGTAGTATTAGCTTGCACTGTTGTTCTTGATCAAGCAGTTTCTGGTAACGATAGAATTGAAAAAGCTAAAATGATTAATCATGTTGCAGCAATTGTAGAAGGATTAACGGCTGGAAATACTCCGACTCCAGAACAATTACAAAAAGCTCTTAACGATTATCTTCCAAGTGAAAAAACTCATTGGGCAAATTATGTTACTGTAATCAAAGATCTTTATGCTCAACAATTTGCAAGGCTAGATGGTAATACCGCACTTGCTATTAAGGTACTTAACGCTATTGCATCTGGATGTAAAGATGCTACAGCAAGTTACGTAGAGTAATTATGCCAACTGGAATACTCCAAGCATTACTCTCAGCAGTATCTGGAATATTCGCAGCAATCAATAACGTATTCGGCGCAAAGAATACAAAAGAAATGAAAGAGCGTCAAGAAGCTCAAAAAGAAGTCCACTATCAAAGTGAAATAGAAAAAGAAGTACAGGAGAAAAATCTTGAAGAAGTTCGCAAGCGTATTAGCTCTTAATTTTTTTCTAATTGGTTGTGCTACTGTGACACCAAATAAAATAGAAGATGACAAATCTTCATATGACGCAAGTACTCCAAAGCAATATCAAAAAGATAATAGTGGATTAATTTCTTTTGTTGGAGATGATGCGTTAATTACTTCTCAAGCGCGCGAGAGATATAATAATTTAATTAGCATGTATAAAATTAAATTTAAAAAAGAAAAAGCAATAGAACTAAAAATTGATTCTGGTATCAAACCTTATAAAGATAATTTTAATAATGAATTATATATTATTGATAGCGAACATCTTGTTTATTTTGGAGTTCTTAATAGTTGGTTAAAAGAAAAAGTCCCAGCAGATAATATACTAGACAAGACGATAGATAAAATAAATAATTAAATAAAATGGGTCGCTTACAAGTTAATTCTAATTTAAGTAAAAATAACAAGATTTCTATTAAAAAACAAAATCTTGGTCGTGGAAAAATAAAAATAAATAAACGAACTAATTTATTTACATGTCCTTTTGAAGTAGATACAGATACATGTCCAGCCGTGAATCCTCTTGACGGTCCTGGATGGTATCTAGCAAGCAGTACTTCTAGAATTGGAAAAACTACAGCTCCAGATGGTTCTAATACAGCAGTAGAATATGAATCTTTGGACACAGGTAACTCTTTTGTATCTCAAGGATTTCTTGAATACTGGAGACCATATACTAAATATGAATTTTCTATTTGGGCAAAATCAACTCTTGGAGTGGCTACTGATGGTCAAATAGTAAACGTAACAAAAGACGGAGGTGGCGACAGAGTAGTTATAGAAGCGCTTGGAAACTTAACTTCTACATGGCAAAAGTTTACTATAACATTTACTACTGGTCCTAGCATGAATAGTTATATAACTGCGTTTTTTGTGCAGATATTACCGCAGGAGTAAGGTTTGCTTTATGGGGCGCAGAAATGTATAGATATGATTAATTATGTTAAATAAAAAATCTTTAGATCTTGTTCTTGCATTTGAAATTGGTGGTGGCGAAATTATTATAATAAACTCTTAAAATTGTGTAATCTAATATACAATGAAAACAGAAGAATTTCCAGCAGATTTTATAGCATCTTTAGCAGATTTTATCACAGATGCTGGCCCTGGATATGATGGAGGATTTGTAATGGATACATCTTATGTTCCAGCAACTTCAACATCTCCAGGAACAGCGGGGCAAATTACCGCAGATAGTAATTATCTTTATTTTTGTAAAGCTACCAATCTATGGGTTAGAACAGCTCTAGCTGAATGGTAATATAAAATGGGCGAAATTTCTTTTTCCTATAATCAGGCAAAAAATAATACACTTTTAATTTCTAAACAAAATCAAGGACTAGGATACCTATCAACTTATCTTCCGTATGAAGTAGCATCACAAACTGGTCTTTTAAATTTATATGATTATAGTACATATTATCCTTCAACTATATCATCTCCAGGTTCAAGTGGACAATTAGCTTCAGATGGTGATTATATTTATTATGGTGCAGGAGATAATAACTGGATAAGAGTTTCCATGGCTGAATGGTAAAATATAAAAATGCTTTCAAAAAAATCTCTTGATCTTGTTTTAGAATTTGAAGTTGGTGGTGGAGAAAATTATTACAATAAATTTTTAAAAAATCCAGCATGGCCAGGAGAGCAAAGTGGAGTAACTATTGGCGTTGGTTACGATTTGGGTTATGTAAATAAAACAGAATTTAGTGAAGATTGGAAAGATCTTCCTAAAGAAACTTTTGATAGATTATATAAAGTAGTTGGTATTAAAGGATATAATACAAAAAATCTTATAAGAGGATTAAAAGATATAACTATTCCTTGGGAACTTGCGCTAAAAGTATTTAATAATAAAACTGTAACTAAATTTTATAACTTAACTCGTAATACATTTCCAAATTTTGATAATCTTCCAGAAGATGCAAAAGGTGGATTGGTTAGTCTTGTATTTAATAGAGGAGCAGCTTTAGAAGGTGATCGTCGCCGCGAAATGAAATTAATAAGAGATGGTATGAAATTAGTATCGAACTATGATCAAAAAGCTTTATCATTTATTGCTAATCAAATAAGAAATATGAAAAGAATATGGATTGGTGGAAGCATAGAAAAGGGCATGAGTAGAAGGCGAGACGCAGAAGCTAAATTAATAGAAGAATCATTAAATGTGTAATAACTATTATGAAAAAATTAATATTGATACTACCTTTATTTTTATTAATTAGCTGTTCTGAGCCGAATTATGAAAGCAGAGAATTACCAACTAAATATCCAGAAACTCCCACTATGGGTTCTGCAGATGATGTAACCAAAGAATTATACAAAAAATAATTAAAATTAATTAAAAATATAACGTTTAGGTGTATATTATATATAAGAATATGAATTACAATTCTGAACAATACGGCTTTGATTTGATTAAAGCTAAAAGATCTGGTCGAAAATCCGCAGCTCAAACACCATCAAAACCTTCAGAAAGAAAAAAAGGTTCTTCTCGTAATAAACCTGGAAGTGCAGGCACAAAAAGCGATAAAGCTATTGAATTTTCTAAAAAAGTAATTGAAGCTCTTAAAAATAAAGTTAAAGAACACAATAGTAAAAATAAGAAAAAAGTAACTCTTGGTCAATTAAAAAAAGTATATCGTCGTGGTGCAGGAGCATTTTCTTCTTCTCACAGACCAGGAATGACTAGAGGTGGTTGGGCTATGGCACGCGTAAATATGTTTTTAAAAATGGTAAGTGGTGGTAAAGTAAAAGATTCTTATAGAAAAGCTGATAGTGATATTGCTCGTGGTTCATCTAATAATTATATAATTGAAGCTAATTTTGAACCAGATGATGAAGATTTTGCCCAAGCACAAGAAGATATTAAAAATTTTGATTTAAATGATTTTGATTTTAACAGTGCAGAAGAATTATATCTAGAAGATGAAGACGATGGTGTAACTATTTACGGATTAGGCAATAACATATAAAAATATGAATTTTGAATTTACAACCACATTTGCAAATTTACAAGTTAAACCACTAGTTAGTGAAGAGAAAGATAAATATCTTTCATTAGCTTCTATTGATAGTTTAAAGAAATTTGTACCAAATATTGACACAGACAAGAATATTGATCTTCTTCCTATTGCTTTTGATGCTTGCGTAGTTAATAGAGTTAATAAAAATGGTGATGTAGTAGACTCTTCTACAGCAGTAGAAATGCTTAAAAATTTCGTTAATAAACCAATTAATGTTGAACATGATAGAACAAAAGTTGTTGGTTGCATATTAACGGCTAGTTTTAGTAAGTTCGGCGATAATAAAGTTATCACAGAAGATGAAGCCAAAAAGATGAAAGAACCTTATTATATTACTCTAGGTGGAGTAATCTGGAAAATTATTAATCCTCAATTATCTAATCTTATCGAAGAAAGCAATGATCCTTCTAGCGAAAATTACATGAATGTTAGCGCTAGCTGGGAGCTTGGATTTAATGAATATGATTTAGTTCTATTAAATGGCAATAATAAAAATCTAGAAGATGGCACATTTGTATCTAATGAAAAAGAAAAAGAGAAATTAAAGAAAAATTTAAAAGCTTTTGGTGGCTCTGGTAGAGTAGATAAAAATACATCTATTTATCGTCAAGTATTAGGAAATGTTATTCCATTAGGAATAGGTTTAACAGCCAATCCTGCTGCTGATGTTCAAGGAGTAGCCGTCAAAGACGAAAATCAAATGGATATTGAATTATCCAAAACAGAAGAAAATGACCAAATGTCAGACTCTTCAGAAGTATCTTATGAAAATAAAATTTCACAAGATGAAGAAAATACTGTAAATGAAGAAGGAGTTATAAACAGAATAATTATGAAAATAGAAAATATCAACCAAATAACAGACGAGCTTTTGAAGCAAGTAACTGCTTCTAGCGTAGCCGATTTCATTCAAGACGAGCTAAAGAAAGCCTCAGAAACTTTCGTAGCCGAAAGAACTGAAAAAGATAACGCTATTAAAGCCGCTCAAGAAAAATACGAATCACTTTCAACAGAGAGTGGAAAAGTAAAAGAAGAGCTAGAAAAACTCAAAGCTATTCTTGCTCAATTAGAGGAAGAAAAAGCTGCTAAAATTAAAGAAGAAGCATTTAACATAAGAATGGCTTCTCTTGACGAAGAATATGATCTAACAGATGAAGATCGTCAAGTTCTAGCTACTGACGTAAAAGATTTGAATGATGAAACTTTTGCTGCTTACAAAAATAAGATGGCCGTTCTTATGAAAGAAAAAAGTAAAATGGCTAAAAAAGCAAAAGAAGAAGAAATGAAAAAAGCTAAAGCCTCTGAAGTTACTCAAGTAACCGAAGAAGTTAAAGCTTCAACAGCTTCTGAACAATCTGCAACCGAAGTTGTAGACGAAGTTCTCGATAATTCAAATATCGAAACAAATTCAATTCCAAATTCAACAACAACCGTTGAGCCTTCGCTACGTGAAAAATATAGCAAAGCTTTCGGTCTTGAAGGATTTGATATTAAATAAACAAATAAGGAGAAAAATACTATGGCACATACATTAAGACCATTCAGAGATTACAGCGAACATGATGTAGTCAACCTATTTGCTTACAGTGGAGCTCAAGACGCTAATGGCGTTATTGCCACTGCAGGTACAGTAGTTAAAGTTATCGGAAACGGTTTTCAACCAATCGTAGCCTCTACAACTCCAGGTGGAACAGGATTTCTAGGTGCAATCCCAGTTGATCTAGCTGGTGCAGTAGGCGCAGGATTTACAAATGTAGTTTCTGATCGCTATGCTTTAACAGCAAAAGTAACAGCTGCAACATCAGGCGTAGCGGCTCTCGGAATCACATTAGTAACCACCCAAGAACTAGACGAAAACGGCCAAAAGCTCGTTCACTTCCCACGCAAAGCTGCTGAAAAGGGAGTAGTCGTCAGTGGACAAGGTGTTCCAGTTCTAACTAGAGGCGTTGTAGTCTATAGTGGAACAGAAATTGCTAACACAGCCGCTGTTGGCGCAGGAGTTTATCTAAGTAACCTAAATGCAGGTGAACTAAGTACAGTTGACAGTACTGCTAATGGTACAACACCAAGCAATAAAGTCGGCAGTCTACTTAGCAAACCAGTAAATGGTGTTGCTCTACTCAAACTCAACTTCTAATTTAAGGAGAATTATAAAAAATGAAAATCAAATTAAAAAATACACCAGAGCAAGTTGAGCTTGTAAAAGCTATGGGTAGCAGAGATGTTACAGTAGCTCGCGAAGCTTCAGAAGCTTTTGCTGCTTTCATTGGACCAGTCGTAAGTAAGGTTCTAATGCAAGCTGGCACAGCCAGTGCAATCTACACTGATGCACCCTATGATGCAGATGATAATCCTAGTCTTCCTCTTGATCTATGGTTCGACCAAAGTCAAGATTATGTTACAGTTTGGAGTCAAAATGTAGCAGGCGGACTTCCTTCTTCAGCAGTAGAAGGCTTCAGTGAGTTGAAAATTTCAACATACCGCCTCGATGCAGCAGTCAGCTTCTTAAAGCGCTATGCTCGTACTGGCCGTATTGATGTAGTCAGCAAAGCAGTAGAGAGAATGAGCAATGAAGTTCTTGTAAAACAAGAACGTAATGCTTGGGCAGTAGTATTAAAAGCCCTTGCAGAAGCTCGTACTCCAGCCGTTGGCACAAACAACGGAGTTTCTGGTGGTCAAATCATCAACGCTTCAACAGCTGGTTCATTTGCATTAAATGATCTAAACAATCTAATGACGCTAGTAAAAAGAATTAATACCTCTTATGCTGGTGGTACAACCACTGATTCATACGGACTAACAGATTTATTTATTAGTCCAGAAATCAAAGCTGATATCCGTGCATTCGCTTATCAACCATTCACCACAACTGGCACAGCAGGAACAAATCTTCCTGATGGTGTTCGTGAAGAAATCTATCGTGGTGCTGGCGCTCAAGAGCTTTATGGCGTAACCCTCCATGAACTCGTTGAACTAGGCGTAGGCCAAAAATACAGCGCTCTATTTGATGCATTCAAAGGTTCACAAACTTTTGATAGTGTTACAAAAGAACTCGTAGTTGGTCTCGACCTAAGCAGAGAAGGCTTTATCCGCCCAATCGCTCGTCAATCTGAAAGCGGTGGAACATTCACCGTTCTTCCAGATGATCAATTCGTTGCTCGCTCTGAGAAAACTGGTTTCTACGGTTCTCTCGAAGAGGGTCGCGTTTGTATCGACGGTCGTGTAGTCGCTGGACTAATTGTCTAATTAATAATTAGATAAAAATTAAAGGCCCAGTAGGTTTATCCCTACTGGGTCTTTTTTTGAATAAAACATTAGAAATTGGTGCTATTAGATTTATAATATAGTAAGGAGATATTATGAGCAGAAAAAAAGTAAATTTAGAAAATATGAGTCAAACCCACGGAAAGATTGAAAATATTCAATATAAAACACTAGATCAAATTTGGGGTGATAATGTCAATTCAAGATATCAAAGCACTAATGAGAAGGAATATGTCAATTTTCTTAACGACATGAACAAGAGTGACCTGCAATCTCATGCTAATAAAATCGGTTTAGTGCCTATTGATAATCGCGAAACACTTACAAAAAGATTAATTGCAGAATTTAGAAAACATGTTTCACTTTTTAATATTCCAAAATCAAAAGAAAGCACTGTTAGTTTAAATAAAAAAGCAAAAGATATTCTATCAGAAGGTAAGTGATATTAATAAGAAAACTTTTATTTAGTAAAAATAAAAGTGTAATTTTTATTAAATGAGTACTCCTACTGGAAATCTATATCTTCAAGCCTACAATGCAGAGTTAAATAAATATGTAGAGCTACCATCGAGTTTAGGAGCACTTAGTTTTTATCTATCTCCAAGTGGTTTTGCTTCTAGCCGAACTGCGAATTTTAGTGGTTTTGCATTTTCTAGACCACTTAAAGTTAATGGTTTGGAAATGATGCCAATAAATATTGGAGTAAATAATCTTACTGGAAGTGGTGTATTTCAACAAAATATTGGATTATTTAATAATAGTTTTTTCGATAAAATAGATTTTGTTAAAACTGGTTATTTAGGAGGATTTAATATTGGTTATTTTAATGTTGCAGCAAATAGCATCAATAGTTATAATTTTGGTTATTTTAATAATCAAGTAGATTCCTTAACTTCTTTTAATATTGGCGCAGCAAATTTTAATTCTGGATCAGATTCATCATGTATTGTTGGTCAAGATAATATTCTTAGAACTGGAAGTTTTGTATATTTTATTGGCAAATCTAATAATATAAAAAGTGGTTCAGAGGTTATCGTGTTTGGAAATAGTAATGTTTTAAATGAATTAACTAATAGTTCTATTTTTGGACAAAGCAATGAAATCTCAGGTTCATCTTATTTAAATTTATTTTGTGACGCAAATACTGTAATAAATACGTCTAATTTAAATAATTTTGGAGAAGGCAATTCTTATAATAATGCTGTTGATATAAATTTATTTGGTATTGATAACACCCTAACAAATGCAACACAAGATAATATTTTTGGAAATTTAAATGTTTTAAATAATACAAGTCAAAATACAATTTTTGGTATATCTAATAGTTCAACTGGATTGCAAAATATTATTTTTGGTAATTTAAATACTGCTAATGGAATCGGTGAGAATATTTATGGTTCAAATAATATATTCAATCAAGATACAGCTCAAGATTCTATTTTTGGCAACGAAAATAATTTAAGTGGAACAGATGGTAATACTTTATTAGGAAATAATAACCAATTAAATCGATCAATAATAGATCAACTTTACAGAGTCGCGCTTACTGGTATTACTGGAGCAGGACCAACACTTTTCACTGGAATTACTGGTTATCAAATGCTTGGTGGTTATACTGGAACTACTAGCGGTGAAATGTTTGGTGGAAGTTTTAATTTCATAGTTGGAAATAACAATCAAACAAGTTTAAATGAATTTTCTTATATTTTTGGAGATAGTAATCAAGTATTAAATAATTCAACTTCTTATATATTTGGATCAAATAATTATCTAGAAAAAAGTAGTAATTCATATGCATTTGGAGAAAATAATTCTATTTCTGGTTTTGAAAATTATGTTATTGGAAATAATAATGAAGTAAGATCTGGAGATTATAATTCTATATTTATTGGAATTAATTATACTCCAACAGGAGCAAATAAAACCGCAACAATTTCTTTAGCAACAGTTGATAACAAAATAGAAATTAATCCATCTGAAATAAGACTTGATTCTATAAATAGACCAAAGATTAATGGTGAAAATATTATAATTCAAAGCGAATTCGATACCATAGCAAATTCATTAAATCAAAATGGACCAATGTTTACAACTAATACATTTCAAGATCCATATTATGATAAATTAGCTAATAGAATATTTATATCAGGTTTTAATTATGATTCTGGAGCATCTACTAGTTTAGTATCTCCCGCTCAAGAGTTTACGGCAACTTCTACTTTATTTTTAAATAAATTTAATATATTTAGCACAACCTCTTATGTTGGAGTTAGTGGATTTAATGTTATATATGGTAACCATACTGTATCACAATTCTCTCCAGCATGGCTAGTTGTTGATAGCTCAACCTCTGGAGTTTACTATAAAAATGATATTACTCCATTTAATGTAACACCCCAAAGTGGATGGTATGCTACTGGATTTATGGATGGTGGTCTTTTATATACTGGAACAAGTGTTGATTTTGGAGTTAACCTTGTAATGGGTACTAGATCAGGATATATGTCAGTTAGTACAGCTTCATTTGGAACAATGTATGTTCCATTCTTTTATTAATTCTTTTTAATTAATTTTTAATTGTTCGTGTAATTTATTATATGGCTACTTCATATAATATAGAAACTATACAAGGTGACAACATACAACTTTCCTTAAGAGTAAGAAATACAGATAATACACCAATAAATTTAAGTGGATACGATGTTAGAGGTGTTGTAAGATATGCTTACGGATACACAGGAAATGAACAAGTTTTATTAAATTTAAATCCATTTATTGTATCTGGAAATAATGGATCATCTTATCCATCTGGTATAGTAAATATAAATGTTGATTCTTATACAATGGCAGCTATTCCTGTTGGAGTTTTTGTTTATGATATAGAAAGATTTCCTTATGGAATACCAACTGGTAATTCTATAAAACTAATCAGAGGAAAATTTGTTGTAAGCCCAGAAGTAACATCTTTTTAATTTTATGGGAGATGTAATCGTAGATGTAATCTTGCCAAACGCAATCACAACGGATGTAACTTCTCCAAGTTTTCCTGCGAATGCTAATGTGTATATTCCTGGAGCCCAAGGTCCTCAAGGTCCAGCTGGTCCAGCTGGCACTGGCGCTGCTGATCTTTTTAAAATAATAAATGTAAGTGGACAAGCAGATTTAATTCCTACTGGAATAGAAACTTTAAGATTTGTTGCTGGTACTGGAATTTCAATACTAACAAATACAGATTTAAACCCTTATAAATCAATTAAAATTGATGCTTCTCCATTAAGCGGATATTTTGAGCGTGAAAATATATTGGGTTATAAGGCTAATCTTACGGCTGGATCAGATAACTACTATATTCAATATCCACAATCATTAAGTACTACGCCAAAATCAGTAGTTTGCACCTTTCAGAACACAATAGATGATATGGCCTATTATTTTAATATTGGTTCAATAAATAATTCTGGATTCTATATAAATTTTAGTGATAATTTACTAAATAATGGGTATTTTTTAAATATTCAAGTTAAAAAGTAAAAAATATGTGTAATAATGTGAAAGGAAATAAATATATATGATTAGTGCATTCAAACATCTTAGGCTTAGTGGATATAATTTAACTCCAGTTCAAAGTGCAGCTTGGGATAACAGCTCAACACTAAGACTTGGATTCGGAAATAGTGGTTTAGCTTACTATAGTGAACTTACTGGAATTAGTGGTTATTTAAAAAGTTTAATTGATGTAGCGAATGCTGACGTAAATAGCGTAAATAATTTAACAGGTAATCTTTATATAACAGGTGGAGATGGAATTACTATAGATGTAAATTCTTCACTTGGTGAAATTAAAGTAGTAGGCAATAGTGGATATTTTCAAGCTCTATCAAATCAAGTTTCTAGCAATTTAGCACTAACTGGTAGTAATCTATATAACTTATTTACTACATTTACTGGTTCAAGTACTGCGTCTATTGGAATTATAAGTGGACAACTTACAGCTACTGGTAGTCTTTTAGATAATAAAATCAACTCCTTAAGTGGCTATGTTAATACTCAAGACAGTTTACTAAGCCAACGAATCGTAAATACTGGCAGCATTTTAGATAATAAAATAGATAGCTTAAGTGGCTATGCAAATGCAACATATGTTGCAAAAACTAGTCAACAAGTATTTTCTACAACATTAAATGTTGGATTAGATGCATATCAAATTAATTTCCCAGTAGCTTTCGGATCTACACCAAAAGTATTAGCAACTCTTGAAGTTCCTGGAGATGTAATGTATAACTTATCAACAAAATCAATTGGCACAGCTGGATATACAGGATTACTTTCTGATAATATTTTAGAAGCTGGAGCAAAAATCCATACTTTTGCTTCCACACAATAATTAACTAGTGTAATATTCACTAGAATAATAGAATTAATAATTCTTTTACTCTTTAGTTCGCCTTAAAAAGCGACAGTTTGGCCTAAAAACCAACAAAAGGAATAAAAAGAAAAATGGCACAGATTTTTAAAGCTAAAACATTAGTAGCCAACACTGGAAAGTTTGCCTATGAAGTTTCTGGGCCAAATTTAGTTTACAATACTGGCAATCAAAATATAGATGGATCTAAAAATTTCTATATTCGCCCAACTGTAAATGGTACTGGAGTTTTATTAAGTGGTGAAGCAACTAGTCTTCCATCTACAATAGTTTATACCACTGGCAATCAAACCATCTCTGGAACTAAAACTTTTATACAAGATACAGTATTTGGCGACTCGGCACAAGGGGATTTTTTAGTTATTTCTGGTAATACTTTCACAATATATGGAAGTGGTAATTTTACTAGTGGACTCTTTGTAAATGGAAATCCAGTTCTTACTGGAATAGATTTAAGTTCGTATGCTACAAGTGCTAATTTATTTATAACTGGTTCTACTTTAAATAATAAGATCAATAGTTTAAGTGGATATGTAAACTTTCAAGATGTTATCTTTAGTGGTCAAATAGCATTAAGTGGAAGTAGACTTGATAACAAGATAAATTCGTTAAGTGGATTATTTACGTCTTATACTGGATCTTTAGATACAACATTTGCGACAGATGCTCAATTATTTAATACTGGCTCGACTTTGGACAATAAAATCAATTCTCTCAGTGGATACGTAAATTCACAAGACAATATATTTAGCGGTCAGATATTCAACACTGGTAGTAGATTAGATAATAAAATAAATTCTATCAGTGGTTACATTAATTCTCAAGATATTTTATTCAGTGGGCAAATATCGCTAACTGGTAGCAATCTTAACGATAAGATAAATTCTCTAAGCGGTTTATTTACAACTTATACTGGAAGTTTAGATGCTACATTCGCAACTGATCTTCAATTATTTAATACTGGATCGACTTTAGACGCTAAGATTAATAGTTTGAGCGGATACGTAAATTCTCAAGATAATATCTTTAGTGGGCAGATAAGTTCTACTGGATCTAGTTTAGATTTTTCTAAAGAAAATCATATTATTGAAGACCGATCCTTTATTCTTAATGGATTTATTATGAATTCATTACCTGAAGGAAGAAATGTTCGTTACTCTATTTCATTTGATGGAGCAACAACGAATTATAATTTAACTCTTCCTTCTGTTGGTCAGACTGGCGATAAATTTTATTTATCTTTAACTACACCTAGCAATACTAACTTAAATATTAACCGCGTAATTCCTGGTCCACCAGGTTTTACTTTAATTGAAGCTGTTGCAGCGGGAACTATATTTAATAAAGGATATTACATTAATCAAATATTTGATGGAACTACTATCCCAAATTATATATCAATGGATAATTTAATGGGATTCGCTTCTATAATAAATCTTAATTTAAGTGGATCTATATTAAATAATAAAATTAATTCGCTGAGTGGATATATTAATTCTCAGGATATTATATTCAGCGGTCAAACATTTAACACGGGCAGCAGACTAGACAATAAAATTAATTCTTTAAGTGGCTGGTCAGCATCCTCGGCAAATCTTTTTGCTACTGGATCTGCGCTATACAACAGCATCGTTTCTTTAAGCGGTCTATTCACAGGATATACAGGATCTCTAGATGCTAATTTCGCAACTGATGCACAATTATTCACTACTGGATCAAGTCTAGATAATAAAATTAACTCTTTAAGCGGCTACGTTAATTCACAAGACAATATTTTTAGTGGCCAAATATTTAATACGGGTAGCATATTAGATTCTAAAATTAATTCGTTGAGCGGTTATGTTAACTCACAAGATATTATTTTTAGTGGACAAACTTTCAGTACGGGTAGTAGATTAGATAACAAGATTAATAGTCTAAGTGGATATGTTGATAGTAAAGACATCATTTTTAGCGGTCAAATAGCTTCTACTGGTTCTAATTTATATAACAGCATTATTTCCTTAAGCGGTTTATTTACAGGGTACACTGGAACTCTAGACGCTAACTTCGCAACAGACGCACAATTATTTACTACGGGTTCTATTTTAGATAATAAGATCAATTCGTTAAGTGGAATTTCTGTATTAACTTCTGGTAATCAAACAATAAATGGCATAAAAACTTTTAATAGTGGAATAATTTTTCCTAATTCTGCTAATGGATCTCCAATTAATTTTGCTCAAACAAGAGCTATTAATTTTCAATCTCTTGGAGGAATTAATTCAGCCGCTATATATGGAACTTATAATGGTTATCCAAAAATTGCAGTAGCATTGTCTCAAGCAGCTACCCCAACACCCTCTTTTCCTTTAGAAGATTTGATAGAAATTAAAGGAAATTCATTTGGTTCCCCAGCATTATCTTCTGTAATAGCATCTAATATTGCTATAACTATTTCTGGTAATCAAGTATTAACTGGAGTAAATCTTAGTTCTTACGCTACAGTTGCTAATTTGTTTTCTACGGGTTCTATTTTAGACAATAAAATTAATAGTTTAAGTGGAGCATTTACATCTTATACTGGAAATTTAGATGCTAATTTTGCAACTGATGCACAATTATTTACCACGGGATCAACTTTAGACAATAAGATCAACTCTTTGAGTGGGTACGTCAATTCACAAGATATTATTTTTAGCGGTCAAACTTTCAACACTGGTAGTAGACTAGATAACAAAATCAATTCTCTTAGTGGTTATATAAATTCTCAAGACATTGTTTTCAGTGGGCAAATATTCAATACTGGAAGCATATTAGATAATAAAATCAACGCTCTAAGTGGATATGTTACAGGAATCACTGGAACATTTGGTACATTACCAGCAAATTTATATTCTACTGGTGCTACTTTGGATGCAAAAATCAATTCTTTAAGTGGATATGTCAATTCCCAAAATATCATATTTAGTGGTCAGACATCCAACACAGGAAGCAGATTAGACAACAAGATCAATTCACTTAGCGGTTATGTAGATAGTAAATCTATAACTTTACCAAGTACCATTGTTTATACTACTGGCGATCAAATTATCTCTGGTAATAAAACATTCATCAATAACATAGCTGTATCTGGTACTGGAAATTTCAATAATGTTAAAGTTTCAAATATTGATAAATTATTCTTATCAGGAATAGATATAGTAATAACTGGCAACTCTTCAATTAATGTATACAACGCAATATACATCAGTGGAAATCCAGTATTAACAGGAATTATTCCAACATCTCAAACTATATCAAATGTTGTTTATACAACTGGCGATCAAATCATAGGTGGAAATAAAACTTTTGCAAATCAATTACTTTTTGGAAATCAAAGTAGTACGGCTGGTTTTATTTCTGGAAACATTTCAAATGATGGAGAGGTAAGTAATTTATATATAAATGGAGGAGGAGGAGCTGGTGTAACTGAATCATATTTAACTATAAGTTCAGAATACGATACACTTAGTCTTGGGCGCTCACATGGCTTTGGTTTTGGAAATACTTACTTTCAAATTGATGGAGGTGGCGAAGATTTAAGAATATCTAATACAAATGTATATGTATATGAAAATATATATGGATCTAAAAATGTATATGCAAATAATTTAGTTTATAATACTACTAACCAGATTATCAGCGGAATTAAAACTTTTGATGTATTTCCAATTGTTAGTGGTAATAAATTAATAACAGGAGTAGATTTAACCTCTTACGCTACAGTTTCTAATTTGTTTTCTACAGGTTCTACTCTTAATAATAAAATCAATTCCCTTAGTGGTTACATCAACTTTCAAGACAATGTATTCAGCGGACAAATTTTTAACACAGGTGGCATATTAGATACCAAGATAAATTCATTAAGCGGGCATGTTAATTCTCAAGACATAATCTTTAGTGGTCAAACATTTAATACAGGCAGTAGACTTGATAATAAGATTAATGCGCTCAGTGGTTATGTTACTGGAATTACAGGTATATTTGGAACGTTGCCAGCAAATTTATACGCTACTGGTTCAACTCTTGATAACAAAATTAATTCACTTAGTGGCTATGTTAATTCTCAGGATAATATATTCAGCGGTCAAACATTTAATACTGGAAGTAGACTAGACAATAAAATAAACTCTTTGAGTGGATACGTTAATAGTCAAGACATTATCTTTAGTGGACAGATTGCTTCTAGTGGGTCGAGTTTATACAATAGCATTATAGCCTTAAGCGGTTTATTCACAGGATATACTGGCTCTTTAGATACTAACTTTGCAACCGATATTCAATTATTTAATACTGGTTCTGTTTTAGATAATAAGATTAATAGCTTAAGTGGTTACGTAAATTCTCAAGATACATTATTTAGTGGGCAAATATTCAATACTGGCAGCAGGTTAGATAACAAGATCAACTCTTTGAGTGGATATGTAAATGCTCAAGACATTCTCTTTAGTGGGCAGATAGCTTCTACTGGATCAAATCTTGATAATAAAATTAATTTAATTAGCGGATTTTTCAACAATAATGTGGTCTATACTACTGGTAATCAAACAGTATTAGGACAAAAAACTTTCTCTGGAACAACAACAGTAATTGGACACTTCGCAGCAACATCTAAATCATTCTTGATTGATCATCCTTTAGATAACAATAAAAAACTTCAATATGCTAGTTTAGAAGGTCCAGAACATGGAGTATTCCTAAGAGGAAAGACTAATGAAAATATAATAAACCTTCCAAATTACTGGTCAGCTTTAGTTAATGAAAATAGCATTTCAGTTAATCTCACTCCAATTAATGTATACTCTAATATTTATGTTGTTGATTATAATAATACAAGAATAATCACAAATGGTAATAATGGAAACTATTATTTTTATACAGTATATGGAGAACGAAAAGATATTCCAAAATTAACTGTGGAGTTTTAATATGGGAGTAGGATATAATCCTAAAATAGTTACTGATGGATTAGTAATGTGCTTAGATGCAGCTAATAGGAAAAGTTATTCTGGAACTGGAACAATTTGGCGCGATTTATGCAATAATTATGATTTCACAATAGTGAATAGTCCTACTTTTGGATTACATAAAGGAATTCCTTGCTTTTCATTAAATGAATCAAATGATTATATTTGGTATAATGGATTATTAAAACATCAAATTGCTTCTGAATGTACGCTACAAATAATTATGGCTAGTATAAGTAATACTAATTTTGGTAGTTGTTCTAGATTAATGGCGATGGGAGATTCAACCGTATCTAATGATTATCAATTTTATTACTGTCTGGCATCTTGTGATCAAACAAGATTTGGCCTTTGGTATAATTCATCTTCTGGTGGTTTTGGAGACTTTTATCCTACGTCTTCTTTACAGTCTATAAATGATGATTATAAAATTATTAATGTATCTTGGAAAGCTTCTGGAAGAGTAAAATATTATGTAAATTCAATAGAAGAAAATGACAGAGTCATGGGAACAGTTTTTAATAATTCAAATGTAAATAGAATTGTATTTGGAGCAAATAATTCTTTTGGAGAAAATTCTCTTGTAAGAATTGCTTACGCAGGAATGTATCAGAGACAACTAACCAAGGATGAAATTCTTCAAAACTACAAAGCTTTAAAAGGAAGATTTAATTTATGAGCTTTCATCATTCTCCTAAAATAGTAACAAATGGATTAGAATTTTGTTTTGATCCAATTAATTCTAAATCATATACTGGTGGAAGCATAATTCGCGATATATCTGGTAATAATAAAAATGGCACATTAAATGGAACATATTCTTTAACAAATATAGAAGGAGCAACAAGTCTTCTTTTTACAAGTACTAGTAGTCCAGTATCTAATCTTGTACAGAGTAATACTATAAATTTAAGAACCATTAGTATATGGTACAATAGAAGAAATGATGGATGGAGTTCAGCTTATCTTCTGGATGCAAGAAATGGTATGAGCAGTGGGTATATTTGGCAAGGAGGGTTTGGACCAGGGGCAGGAGGATGGGACGCATCAACAGTCTATGAAAATGGCATTGACATATCTACAGGCAAGGTGCTCAATAATTTAATAGGGGCTTCTTCTGGATTGTTATCTGTGAATAGGTGGAGAAATGTCACAATAGTAAACAATGCAAACTACAACTGTACAATAAGTTTTTTTTCCAGATTTAATAATAGTGAGGCAGTTAATGTTGCTCTTTCTCATATAACAGCTTATAATCGTGTTTTAACTCAAGCAGAAGTTTTACAAAACTATAATGCCCTAAAAGGAAGATTTAAATTATGAGTTGCGCTGGTGGACCAGTTTTAGTTAGAAATGGTTTAGTTCTTTGCCTTGATGCAGCAGACAAACAAAGCTATTCTGGAAGTGGAAGTATTTATAGAGATTTAAGTGGACAAAATAACGATTGTACTTTAAGGAATGGACCAACATTTTCAAATAACAATGGTGGCTGTATAGTTCTTGATGGAACAGATGATAACGTCTATTGTCCAACTTCCAATTTTGATAATATTACTAATCTAACATATGATTTATGGTTTAATCCTAACAATATAACTGGTATTAGAACATTAATAGCAAAAGAATTAATTTGTAAATATAGAATAAATAATGGTACTCTTGAAACACTCTCAAGTTCAAATGGATCTAGTTGGAATTTAAACAATATTAGCACATCATCTATAATAAGTTTAAATAGATGGTATAATGCAACTCTTGCAGTAGTATCTAATGGAAATATATCATTATATTTGAATGGGACCCTCATCTCTTCAATTTCTCTTGGTGGAGCTTTAGGAACTAGTTTAGAAAAAATAATTATAGGATCTTACGGTAACGGGCCAGAACCTTTTAGCGGTAGAATATCGCAAGCAAAAATATACAATCGCGCATTATCTGCAAATGAAATCCTTCAAAACTATAAAGTTTTAAAAGGAAGGTTTTTATTAACATAAGTGTAATTTATCTATATGCCTAACATATTAATTAACCCAAACTCTGGAATACTTGAATTCAACACTGGCATAGCTGGAAGCTCTGTTTTTGATACTAATTTAAGTGGTCTTAGAATGACTTATGATAATTTCGGGGCAATTAATTTATTAAGTTATAATACGAATCCATCTTCTGGAGTAGACAGATTCACAATAGATGGAACAAATGGTCGTTTATTTTCTGTAACAGATAATCTTTCTGGATCTCTTTTTAGCGTGAATGATATAGCTGGACTTCCAATCATAGAAGCTTTTGATGACAATACTGTTGTCATGGGAGCTTTTAATAGAAATGATTTTGTATTAAGTGGAAATTCTTTAGGATTAGGCGCAGTTCCAAATACTGGCACAACTAAATTATATGTAGGAGGAAATTTACTTGTTAGTGGAAATATTTTTATAAGTGGTAATCAAGTCTTTACAGGAATAGGACCTTTTGCTACAACTAGCAATTTATTTGTCACAGGTTCGACTTTAGACAACAAAATTAATTCACTCAGCGGTTACGTCACAGGAATCACAGGCACGTTTGGAACATTACCAATAAGCCTAGCATCAACAGGTTCAATTTTAGACAACAAAATTAATTCTCTTAGTGGTTACGTAAACTCTCAAGACTTAATATTCAGCGGTCAAGCTTTCAACACTGGAAGCAGGCTAGATAATAAGATCAATTCACTTAGCGGTTATGTCAACTCACAAGATATTATCTTTAGCGGCCAGATAGCTTCTACAGGTTCTAGTTTATACAATAGTATACTTTCATTAAGTGGTCTATTTACGGGATATACTGGAAACTTAGATGCTAACTTTGCAAGTGATTCCCAATTATTTGCTACAGGTTCGATCTTAGACAATAAAATAAATTCACTGAGTGGCTATGTAAATTCTCAAGATACTATATTTAGTGGACAAACTTTCAATACGGGCAGCAGACTAGACAATAAAATCAACGTTTTAAGCGGTTATATTAATTCTCAGGACATTATATTTAGTGGTCAAGCAGCTTCAACTGGTTCAATTCTTGATAATAAAATTAATTCTTTAAGCGGGTATGTTACAGGGATAACTGGTATATTTGGAACATTACCAATAAGTCTAGCGTCTACAGGATCTATATTAGATAGTAAGATTAATTCACTTAGCGGATACGTTAATAGTCAAGATATTATTTTTAGCGGTCAAACTTTCAATACAGGTAGTAGATTAGATAATAAAATAAATAGCTTAAGTGGTTGGTCAGCTTCAGCTTTAAATCTCGCTTCAACTGGAAGCACTCTAGATAGTAAAATTAACTCACTTAGCGGATGGTCTGCTTCAGCAATTAATTTAGGTTCTACTGGTTCGATTTTAAATACCAGAATAAACAATCTTAGTGGTTACATAAATTCTGCAAATAGTAATATTGTTTTCACTACTGGAAATCAAAATATCAATGGAAATAAGAGTTTTTATGGTGATATGCTGCTTAGCGGTGGAAATAATAGAATAGGAAGTAATCATTATCTTAGTACTGAAGACGGTTTTGTTTTTATAAGACGAGCTGATAGTAATATCATATTGTTAAGTACAGAAGAATCTTCTTTATTCGATAATAATCAGGTTCTTTCTGTTCTTTGGGATACCAGACAACTTAGAGACGCAAATAGTCATCTATCTATTTATTGGAACGAAAGATATTTAGCTAATCAAAATCAAAACCCAGTTTTAACTTGGACAGGTGACAACATCGGAATTGGCACAAATACTCCATCTGAAAAATTACAAGTAGTTGGAAATATTTTAGGTGATAATTTAGTATATAATACTGGTAATCAAACAATAAATGGAGTCAAAACTTTTACTAATACAGGTTCTTTTAATAGTCTCGAAATAACAAATAAGAAATTATCATCTTATAATTATGTTAATAGTAATTTTACTTTTGGTAATACTTATATAAATATTGTTAATAGTTCAAATAACATAACAGGCACTTTGCCTAGTGGCATAACTTCTGGTATTAATTATTATGTTAAAAATTTAAATACTGGGATATTGTTAATAACAGGATCTGGTCAAAGAACAATAGATGGATTCTATAATATTAACGTTTATAAGAACGAGAGCTTGCAACTCTTGGGTGTAAATAATGTAGGTTATACAGGTTGGGTAACCCTTAGTGCAGATAATGGAGTAAGTTAAAATGGCTGATTTATTAAATAAATTAAATAGCGCCAATTATGTTACTGTTAAAGTAACAGATAATGCTATAGTTAATGGCAATAATCTTTTAGCAGCTTACGCTCTTGCAAAAACAAGATCACCTAACGGCGCTGCTTTGTCAACTTCTAATAGATTAGCTGTTATTTTACCAGCAGCAAAATATGATCTTGGAACTCAAAGTTTAATTCTTGATACTCAATATGTAGATATAGTTGGCTCTACTTCAGATAGAAGCAAGCATTATATTACAAGTGATGTTGGTGAACCAGATCGAGGAACAGTACAACAAACAGCAAATGATGTTAAACTATATAATTTAACAATAGAAAATAGTAATACAACTTATTCCCCCTTTTACGATAGTACTGACCCAGCTGCTTATTTTCCAAATACTAATTTGAATTTAACATATATAGAAAATGTATTATTTACTTCTAATTCAAGTTATGTTTGGAGTATGAGAATGGCAATGGAGTATAGTGGAACTTTTAAAGATTGCACTGGTGGAGACTATTCATTTGGTGGTGCTGGTGGAACTGCAAGTGGAACTTTCACAAATTGCACTGGTGGAACTTATTCATTTGGCGGAGGTGTTGGAGGATCTGCAGGCGGTACTTTTACAAATTGCACTGGTGGAAGTTATTCATTTGGCGGAAATAGTGGAAATGCAAGTGGAACTTTTACAGGTTGCTCTGGTGGAGTTGAGTCATTTGGCGGAGGTGGAATTGCAGGTGGAAATTTTATAGGTTGCTCTGGTGGAGATAATTCATTTGGCGGATTTGGAAATGCAAGTGGAACTTTCACAAATTGCACTGGTGGAAGTTATTCATTTGGCGGTAGTTTCGCTGCAGGTGGAACTTTTACAAATTGTACTGGAGGATATGGCGCATTTGGTGGAGATGGTGGAACTGCAAATGGAACTTTCACAAATTGCACTGGTGGAACTTATTCATTTGGTGGTGGTGTAACTGCAAGTGGAACTTTTACAAATTGTACTGGAGGATATGGCGCATTTGGTGGTGCTAGTGGAACTGCAAGTGGAACTTTCACAAATTGCACTGGTGGAAGTTATTCATTTGGCGGATATGGTGGAACGATTACTTCTACAGCAGTTTTAACAAATTGCACTGGTGGAAATTTTTCGTTTGCTGGTAATGATGGTGGTGGTGGTGGTGGTATTATAAATGGAATTCTTAAAGATTGTAATGGTGGAAATTATTCTTTTGCTGGTGGTAATAATGGCGGCACGATTAGTGGAACTTTAACAAATTGTACTGGTGGAAATTTTTCATTTGCTGGTTCTGATGGTGCTGGTAGTGGCACTATTCGTGGAATTTTAAAAGATTGCTTTGGAGGAATTGGTTCATTTAACCTATAATATACAAAGGAAGAACATATGACAACATACATAAAAACAGAAAAAAATCAACCCTTTAAGAAAATAAATATTCTTAAGGGCGAAGACAATAAACCCAAAAGAGAAGAAATTGAGCCTTCTGCTGAAGAATCAACTACTTTAGAAAACCATTATAATAGTATAACAGCAAACCTAAAAGATTATGAAACTTTAATTAGCTTTGATGTTTATAATTTAACTTCTCTTAATGGCATTTTAAACTATAGAGACAAAAGTGGAGAACATAAACAAATAAGATATTAAGATGAGCAATAAAGTATTTCATTTCTCAAATACAGGAATATCATCTGGTCAAAGATTTTATCTTAAAGATGATGTTTCTGGTATATTTGTAAGAAATCTTAATATTGACTCTAATTTTCCAGTAATTGCTTCTAATTTGGTTTATAATACTGGAAATCAAACTATAAATGGTTTAAAAACATTCACCTCTGGCATAGATATTTATAGCGGTACAAGTCCTCAATCTTTAAGAATATTTAATAGCACAGGAACTAATAGCGGCGAATTTGGATTAATTGGATGGATAAACAATCAATTCGTAATTGGTCCTCAACAATCTCAAAGTGGAATTTTAAGAGATGTGCTAATCACAGGCAATAACATAAATATTAATGCTTCTGGTGTTCTTAATATTTTTGATAATACAAATATAATTGGTAATTTAAATATAACAGGAACGGTAGTTGCACAAACAGGAATTTTTGGTTTAAATAATAATATCTCTGGACTTTGGTTAACAATGGCAGGTGGTAGTGGTAATATTATTACTGCAAATCATTCTGTAATTGGTGGTGGACAAGGCAACAGAGTTAGTGGTAATTTTTCATTTATTGGTGGTGGAAGGAGCAATTTTATTGCTGCTGGCAGCAATGGCTTTTCATTTATTGGTGGTGGATTTCAAAATACTGTATCTGCAGGTGCGCTTTATGGCGCTACAATAGGTGGAGGATGTCTTAATACAGCTTGTAACGATGCTACAATTGGTGGAGGGCGTGCTAATTTCGCTTTTGGCGCGACTTCTTTTATAGGTGGAGGATGCCAAAATTGTACTGCTGGCCCTAATTCTACGGTAGCGGGTGGATGTGGAAATTATGCTTGTAGCGTTGGTTCATCAATAGCAGGCGGCAGCGCTAATACAATAGCTGGAAATCTATCACTTACCGACTACTCATTTATTGGTGGTGGTATTAGTAATCGTATTGGAGATGGCGCCACGGCTTCTCTACCTTTTTCTACTATAGGTGGTGGATGTAGCAATGCAATAACTGCTTCATCCGCAAGCACATACGCTTCTACTATAGGCGGTGGTCAATTTAATCGCATTTGTAATGCAGCTTGTTCTATAATAGGAGGTGGATGTAACAATTTGATATGTTCATCTTTTTCTACAATAGGAGGAGGAGAAATCAATTGTATACTTACATCAGCTACTTATAGTTATATTGGTGGCGGAAGACGAGCTACAATACAACAATTTCATACGGGTGCGGCCTTATTAGGTGATGGACAAGATCGTGTTCACAATTCGAGTGGAGCGCATACTCTTACATTAGACTTTGCAAGCGGTGTATATTTTGCTTCACCACAAATATATGGATCATTAATATTTAACTCCCCTGTTAATGCAATTAATGGTCTGACAGCAAATTCTGGAGTATTTTCTTTTCAAAATGCAAGCCCTTTTACTCTGCCAAATAATCCATTATCTGTAGTTGGTAGTGGAAATACTTATATACAAGTTAATATACAAAATAGAGCCACTGGAACAACAGCTACAGCAGATTTGGTTATTACAGCAAACAATGGTACAGATAATAGTAATTTTATTAATCTTGGAATAAATAACTCTGGATATAGTGATCCAACATTTAGTAATGGAAGTGGACTAGATGGTTACTTATTCATTAACGGTGGAAGTTTGGACATTGGCACTCAAACAGCGAATACAAACATAGAGTTTCATGTTGGAGGAACCACGGCTTCCAATATTACAGCAAGATTTATAACTTCTGGTTTAGATTTAAATAATTCTAATTTAATTAATGCTACTCCACAGATAATCAACATCTCATCTAATTTTAATATCTCTGGAGATTATAATAGTAGAATGGTTATGGTAAATTCAACAACTGAAGTAACAGGGCAAATAGTTAGCGGTAATGCTCTTGGTTTTAATGCAGGGATAACTCAAATAGGTCAGGGTAAAATATTTATAACAGGAAGTGGTGTTGGAATAACAATCGGTTCTTATAATAATCAATATAGAACAGCGGGCCAATTTGCTGCGATTTCATTATTACATACTGGAAACAATGGTTATACAATGTATGGAAATACAGCTGCATGATAATATTTCCATCGATTCAAGTTGGACTAATTTCTATTCCAAAAATTTATAATAATGGAATATATGGAAAAAGATATGTTGGATATTTTAATGATGTTGTAACTTGGTTCGATACAGCAACTCTTCAAGGTAATGTTAATCAGTTAACTCAAATAAATAATTTTAGTAGTAGCGCAGATCTTTATAGTTGGCAATGGCTTGGGTATTTCAAAGCAAGCTCAACTGAAAATTATACTTTTTATACAACTTCAGATGATGCAAGTTATCTTTGGATTGGAAATAATGCTATTGCTGGTTTTACGACCGCAAATGCCACAGTAAATAATGGTGGACTTCATGGATCAGTAGAAGTCACATCATCTCCAGTAAGTTTAGTTGCTGGAACTTATTACCCTATTAGAGTGCAATTTGGAGAAAACGCTGGTGGAGATTTTGTAACAGTCAATTTCTCAACAGAAACAATAACAAAAAGAACAAATGGTTTAGGCTATTATTATTATAATCCTGCGACTAATGGTTTTTAATTAAATTAGCTTTAGGTTATTGGTAATTTTTAATATTATATAATGTAATATCTATTAAGCCCCGTTAACAAATTAATGGAAAAATTTTGACTCCGTTGGGTATGTAACGACATTAGATAAAATATATTATATTATATATAATAATATATTGAAGGCTTTATATACTTTTTGGTCAAAACCTTTAAGAGAAAACATCTCTAGATGCAAAAGCGAAAGAAGCTTCGCTTTAATGTTCATTTACTCTATGCTATGGTCAAGTAAATGGTTTGAAAAAGTAGAGATGAATACCGATAATTATGGTTACGATATATTTGAACATTTTGAGTCTGATAAAATAAAAGTAAATAATACATTAAATCAATTTCAAGAATTAGATTCTTATCTTTTTTGGGCATATCCCAAAATATATTCACTAACACTTCAAAATGAACCATTTGTTCACCTTGATGGCGATATTTTTATATTTAGAAGATTGTCGAGCGATTTGTTTTCTGGAGATTTTGCTTTTCAAAACTTAGAAACAACATATTATGATAGAACTTACTCTAAATTAATAAATTATTATGATAGTAATTCTTTAGATAAGCCAAAAGAATGGAAAAATAATTTAAAAAGCGCAGTTAATTGTGGAATTATGTATTTTAAAGATCCAAATCTTGCAAGAATATTTCATGATAATTGCTATAAACACTTTATAAATATAAACGAAGACTTTCTTTTTAAATTAAAAAATGAATTAGAAAATATAATTAAAGTTACATATATAACGTACCCATTACTTTATGAGCAGTACTATTTGAATTGTTTCATAAATTCTCATAATAACCATCAAACTAATTATTTATTATCAAAAGAACAAATTGCAAAAGAAGAAAAAGGAGAACTTACAATACAAGGATACGTGCATCTTATAGAAGATAAAAATAATCCAAAATACATAACAAATTTAGAAGAAAGATTTTCTTTAGAATTTCCAGATGAATATAAAACATTTTTAAATTTAAAATTAAAATGAACATTAATTATCTAGACTTTTTAGAAATTGGCTCTTGCGTTGGAACAGGAGAAGCTTATCAAAAATTAACAAAAGAATATAATCATGATTTTATATTTATGACATCTATTGCAGATAGAGTTCCAGAAGGTGTTTATGGTTTTTCAATTGAGCCAGTAAAAGAATATTTAGATAATTTAAATTGCCCAAAAACTGTTAATAAATTAAACTGTGCAATATCTAATCATAATAGCGAAGCAGATATCTTTTATGTATCTTTAAAAGATGCAATTGAATATAATTTATATTCTTGGGTTATTGGATGTTCAAGTTTATACAAGCCAAACGATAAATTATTAAAACATCTTTCTGAAAAAAACCTATCCAATTTATTAAAAAAAGATACTATAAAAACAGTAAACATATCTCATCTTTTAGAAATATATAATATTGTTCAAATCGAATATTTAAAAATTGATACAGAAGGTCAAGATTATGATATTCTCTTGTCTGTGCTAAATGGAGACAGACCTATTATTGTAGATAAAGTCCAATTTGAATCATATCAAAAAAATGAAAAACTAAATATTATAAAAGATAAACTAATAAGTAATAATTATATAGAGCTATATGGTGGACATGATACATTTTTTATTAATAAAAATAGCATACCAAGATTAATATGTAATCCAAATATTTTAGACCAAATTTTTATACAAGATTTAAAATATAATTTAGATATAAAAGATTTTTAATAATATAATAGTAAATTGAAAACTGTAATTTTTTTTCTTCAAGGTGGCATAGGGAAACATATTGCAGCTACTGCTGTAGCAGAGAATATAAGTAAAAACTATCCAGATAGAAAATTAATTGTAATTTGCCCGTGTCCAGAAGTATTTTTAAATAATCCTTTTGTTTACAGGGTTTATAGATCAAATACAGTTCAATATTTTTATGAAGATTTTATTAAAAATAAGGATACTATATTTTTAGGTAATGAAGTATATCAAACTGATGAATATATTGTCAAAAATAAACATCTTATTGAAGCTTGGTGCAATATGTTTAGTTTGAAATATACTAATGAAAATCCTAGATTATTCTTGAATCACGCAGAAATAATTGATGCCACTAAAAAATATAATAGAAACAAACCTATTTTAGTTTTGCAAACAAATGGAGGAGGAGAAGGCTCTGGTTATAGTTGGTCAAGAGATCTCCCGCAATCTTTAACGCAAGATATAATTAATAGTTTAAAAGATAAATATCACATTTATCATATATCAAGACAAGATCAGCAAAATTATGAAAATGTCGAAAAAATCAGTGCAAATTTGCGTGAAATTTTTGCTCTTTTAACATTAAGCCAAAAGAGACTATTTATAGATTCATTTGGTCAACATGCCTCCGCAGCTTTAGTCCTTCCTTCTGTTGTATGCTGGATAGGAACATCTCCAGATAAATTAGGATATAATATACATCAAAATATAAGAGCGAAAGATAGCGCCAATATATTTACTCATAATATAGATGGAATTACATTAGAAAAAGAATTTGTTGGCATACCCCACCAGTGTAATTATAAATTAGATCAAGCTTTTGATAAGAAAGAAATACTATCATATTTACTTTAAAATTTAAATAATTTAAAGTGTAATTTAGGGTATGATAATAAATAGTGTAACCTCTATTGCCCAAGAAATATATGAAGAATTGGGTGAGCCTAGTGACCTTAGTATAGCGGCTATAGCTGCTTGGGTAAGAAGAAATATTGGTGGCTTAAATAATATGATTAATGCTACTTTTTCAGTAGATAGCTCAAGTCTAGAAATATCTCCTAATTTATCTGATATGGAAAAATATATATTCAAAAAAATGTATTCTGTATATTTTTTTGACCTTAGAATCAAAAGTACAGGAAGTTTAGCAGCAACAGATTTTATTACAATTAAAGACGATATTGGTAGCGTTCAAAAAGCTAACAAAAATGAAATCTTAAAAAGCTACATATCAGTTAGGAAACAAGAGTATGATGAATTAAAAGATTTAGTAAGTCAATATAAGGGTAATAATAGTTTCCCACTTCAAGTCGCTGGAGACGATACTATTCCAGGGGTTTATGATCCACTTTATAGAAATGCATTTTATAATATAAGAACAATTTGGTATTCAGCATAATTTTATGAGCTTTATAAACTCAACAACTGCGGCAGAATTTTCGCAAGATTATGACGATTTTTTTACTTATTTCTCTAGATCTTTTATTGTCCATAAAGAACCAATAAGAATAGTAGATCAAATTCAAAGTGCGCCATTATATGGTTATGGATCTAGTTCGGATGCAGTAAATTTTACTTATATTCCTGTAACTGGAATTTTTAATGGAAGAATTTTTTATAATAATTCTAGAGATGTAGATGCAGTTAATAGTGATTTAAAATTAGTTTTTGCAAGAGGAGATGTTACTTTAAAAGTTAGACAAGACGCAAGAGACTTTATTGCAAATGGAAGAACTATAAAACTTGAATTTGATGGAAAAACTTGGAATGTTATCACAGAAGATATTATTAAAAAATATTTAAATAATACATACTATGTATATGGATTGGAGCAAACAAAATAATATGGCTGCTAAAATTAATTTCAATCAAGTTAAAGAAGAAATATCAAGTTCATATGAAGCAGCTTTAAAAAAAGAAGCAGTTATTTTTGCTCAAGAAATTTTAAAAGAAAATCTAGATCAATATATAAACGAGATACAAGATCATCCAGTATCCAAAGAGCTAGATAGTGGTCCAGATGGAGAAAATATTAGTAATACTCTAAATGGAAAAGAAAATCTTTTTGCATTTATTGGGTTTGATAGCGAAGATAAGCCAGTTGATGATCTTACTACGTTAATTAAACGAAATACATTTTTAGATAAGAACTCAACTTTTGATAGAAAAACTTTTCAATTAAAATTTAATGTATTTACTCCTTCTTTAGATGAAATAAAATCTCAAACACCCCTTCCATTCGAACGAGGAAGAAGCTGGATAAAGGGTGTCGAAGATGGTATTTCTGGATTTGGATATTATGTTTATGGGTTAGTATTTCCAGCTAGTAGATCTGGAAGAGGAATTCAATCTAAAAATAAAGTTAGAGTTGCTGCATATAGACCAGTAAAATATATGAGTGAGCTTTATGCAAAATTTATAAAGAATTTAAAATAAAATGATTCCACAATTTGATAATATTTTAATGACTAGCATGTTGCTTTGGTTAGATAATAAAATAGTAACTAATGGTCAGGCTTATACTAATTACCAAAGCGTCTTTTACCCACTTTCAAATATGATATATGGATATTATACTTATGGCGCACCATTAAAGCAAATGGTTATAGATTCTTCTATAAGTGGTGCAAATATTATAAGTGGAGTATATATTAATGGAGTTTTTACAATTCCTGGGCAAAACTATTTAAGTGGAATTAATGCTACAGAAGGTCAGTTATATTTTAGTCAGCCTATAAACAATCCTACTACAGCTTTAAGCGGTAATTATGCTGTTAAAGATTACAATATATACTTAACCAGCAAAACAGAAGAAAATTTATTATTTGAAACACAATATCAAATTAATCCTAAAACATATCAAAATCCTACAGGATTGCCAATTGGCTCTGAAACATATCCTGTTATATATTTAAAATATCAAGGTGGTAAAAATAAACCTCTTGCTTTTGGAGGTTTTGATCAAACGATAGGTAATGTTCGAGCTGTTATATTATCTGATAGCGTATTTAGCCTTGATGCTGTAACAAGTATAATGAGAGATACTAGTCGCGAATTAATACCATTAATATATCCAAATGAAATGCCTTTTAATTCATTAGGATCAGTAAGTGTTTCAGGTAATAATTTTAATTACATTAAATATACAGCAAATAAAGCTAATACTGATGATTATCTGTATATTAATGAAGTAAATGTTACTAAAACTGACACAAGACTACTTAATGCTACCAATAGCTTAAATAGAAATGTATACTCTGCTTTTGTTGATTTTGAAGTAGTAAAAAATAGATATCCAAGACAATAAAAAAAGTAGAAAAAATAAAAAAATCAGTGTAATAACAATAAATGGAGAAACACTAATATGGCAAGAAATCGTATAATTTATCAATCAGAAGCTGTTTATGCTGGACCAGCTCCAGCAACAGGTTATCATTATGGAACATACACACCTGGAATCGGTGGAAATAGTAACGTACCAAATGCAAGCACTAATCTAGTTAAACAGCTACAAAGAATTCAAACAGCTAATTATAGCTTTACAATAGATCGCACAGATGTTAATCAATTCGGACAATTAGCGGCTATTGATCGTGTAATTTTAACAAACCCAACTGTTTCATTGGATTTTAGTTATATTAACTCAAATCTTTCTAACGAAAATATTCTAGGATTCACAATTGCTTCTGGAAGTAGTGATTCTGCTATTTCTGCTATCTCTGGATTCTTGAATAAAACTTCAGATGAAAGAAATTATTTTATCCGCACAACTCCAGAAGGTACAGACACAGTAGGATATACAGATAGTTCTTCTGGAAATAACGGAGTTATTGGAATCGGTAATGCATTCTTAACATCATATTCAACAGAAGGTTCTGTTGGCAATTTCCCAACAACAACTATTAATGTCGAAGGTTTGAATATGAATTTTCAAAATGGAATTAGTGGAAATTATATTCCAGCAGTTAATCCTACAGATGGATCAGCTTTAACAAATTATTATCAATTGGCCCAAGCTGTTCAAAATGTCGGAATTGGAAGTGGAAACGCAATTAGTGCTCTACGCCCAGGAGATATTACATTATCATTAAGTAATACATTGGCTAGTGGAGTTGATGTTGATACAATGAACATTCAAAGTTATACATTGAGCTTTGATCTAGGTCGTACACCAATTCAAAGATTAGGAAATAAATTTGCATTTACAAGAGAAATTGACTTCCCATTAACAGTAACATTAAGTGTTGATGCTCAAGTCACAACCATGAATGCAGGAAATTTAGCAAATCTTGTAGTTGATGATTCAGCCAAATATAATCCATCAATCACAATCAAAAGTCCATCTGACTCTACTCTAACTATGGCAAAATTCATCCTTAAGGGTGCAAAATTAGATAGTCAAGAATATAGTTCTGATATCGGTAGCAATAAATCTGTTACCCTTACATTCAGTGCTCAAGTTGGTGGTCCTCAAGACACAGCTAATGGATTATTTATCAACGGACAATATTAATAAATAATACATAAATTAAATTATAAAATAACCCTCACGTTCTCGTGGGGGTTATTTTTTGTGTAATTGAAGTTAAGGTAAGGGTTAGATAAAAGGTAAAAGATTATGGAAAACGATCCTATAAAAGACATGACTCTTTTTCAGATAAAGAGAAAGATTACAAATATATATAAAAATTTCTTTTTTATTCTTGAAGATTTAGGTGATTCTGGCTATAATATAAATGATGAAACTTATCAAAAAATACGCAAAAGAATCCTTGATAATGCCAATGACGCAGTACGAGAAATAGAAGAAAATTTCAGTAAAATCAATATAACACTAAAATGAAAACCAAAAAATTAAATTATAATTTTCCTATAGATGAGATAATTGAAGGAAATCTTTCTGTGCAAAGTATACAAAAAAGCTTAAAAGATAACTTTGGAATTTTAAAGCCAAGTCTAACAACATTTAGAAATCCTAACTTTATTAAAAATTATCAAAACTGGGATGATAACAAAAAACATCAATTTATTAAAACAATTGGCGGAGTAGTTTACTATGGTAAAATTAAAAGCTATTTACAAGATTTAATTAATAATAATGGAGAAAAAATATGAAAACAATGTTTGAATTTGATATCTTTCAAGAGAAAGAAATTGAAAAAGTAGATATTTCTACTAATGAAAAAGGCGAAGAAGTAAAAGTTACTTCCAAAGTTAAAAGTACTGTTCCAGTTAAATTAGCTATTAAAAAACCAACAAGAAGTTTGTTTGATGAAGCTGAATTATTTTATGGAGTTAGGCTTTCAGAAGGCATCAAGGCTGGGCTATTAACTCGCGCTCTATTAGCTAAAAGATTTAATAATGATGGTGGAGTCTTAAGCGATGAAGAGCAAAAAGAATATAATGATTTATATCTAGAGTTTTTTAATTTACAAACCGAATTTCAAAGATTATCTATAAAAGAAGAGGTATTAAGAACGGATGAAGAGAAGAAGCAAATTCAAAATGTTATTGAAAAAATGAATCTCGCAAGAGAAAGACTTCAAAGGTATGAAATGGCGCAAGCTAATCTTTTCGAACAAACAGCGGAGAATAGAGCAAGAAATAAAACTATTATGTGGTGGGTTCTTCAACTTAGTCTTATTCAAGGAGATGATAAAAAATTCAAAGAACTATTTCAAGATGGAAGTTATGAAGATAAACTTAAAAGATATGATGAAATTGAAGAGGCTGAATCTGGAATAGAAAAAATTGCTATACAAAAACTTCTTTATTTGATCAGCTTTTGGTATATTGGTAGAGCTGCATCTCAAGAAGAATTTGAAAAACTTCTTGATGGATTAAAAACTAACGAAGCAAAGTAATAAAAAGGAATAATGATTGCAAACTTTAGACAAAAACAAATTAAGACTTTTGTTTATTGATATATTAAAAGGTTATTCCGTATCTTATTACAAAAACGATAAATTATATTTTAAACATAACACTAGTTTTGATTCTGGTGATATAGATCATTTAAAACAAGAGTTTTTAGAAAAAGCTAAAAAGAATGGTCTTCCTACAGAAGATCAAAAAGAAGAATACTTGATTTCAGAAAATCTTTGGTCAAAAGAAAATAATGAAAAAATTAAAAAATTAAAATCTGATATATCTACTCTTAAACAAACTAAATCTAAGTTATTTAAAAGTGATGATATTAATGAATTGAATAGGCAGATTGATGAGAAAAAATTAGAATTAATTAATTTAACAGTAGAAAGAAAAGATCTTCTAGGGTTTACTGCAGAAGACTATGCCAATAAAAAAATTAATGAATATTATATGTTTAATTCTTTGTTTAAAGACAAAGATTTAAAAGATAGATATTTTTCTGAAATAGAATTTGATGAACTAGAAAATAAAGAGATATCAGAAGTATTGAATATATATAATACTATAAATAAAAATTTCATAGAAACTAATCTTAAAAAAATAGCTCTTTCCTCATATTATCTTAGTTTATTTAATCTTTGCGATGAAAGTGCTTATAATTTATACGGAAAACCAATTATATATTTAACATTCTATCAAATGGAAGTATTTGGATACGCTAGATACTTTAAAAATGCATTATCTGAAGCTAAACATAAGCCAACAGATGAATATTACGAGGATCCAGAAAAGCTTATTGAATGGTTAGAAAGTAGTAAAAATGTAGAAGAAGTATTAAGTAAAAATGAAAATAATAAAAAGAAAACGGATGGTGCAATTGCTACGTCTATAGTAGGAGCTAAAAAAGAAGACCTAGCTAAGATAGGTAAAGATGAAAATGGTATAAGTTTGCATAAAGAAGCTGAGAAAAAAGGTGGAGTTTTGACAATGGAAGACTTAATGAAGATGCATGGAACTTAGTATCGAATACTATCATAATTAATAATATTTCGTGTAATTCTTTATAGTAAAGGAATAAGGCATGGCTAGGACTTCAGCTACAATTTCAGTAGGTGCAGATACAAGGCAGCTCGAAAGAGATATTCAGAGCGCGTTATCTCGTGATTTTAAATTCAAAGGATTTAATGAAAAAGCTTTTACTCAACCTTTAGGTAGAATTAGTGGCGCTGCTAATGAATTTCAAAAATCATTAGATGCATCAAATGCTCGTGTTATCGCATTCGGAGCCAGTGCGGGTTTAATATATACCGTAGAAAAAGCATTTACTTCATTGGTTAAAAGTACTATAGATGTTCAAAAATCATTAACTGATATTAATGTTATATTAAATGTTAGCGCAAAAACTTTAGATCAATTTGGAAATAGTTTATTTGATATCGCAAAGAATACAGGTCAAAGTTTTGATGTTGTTGCTCAAGCTGCTACTGAGCTTTCTCGTCAAGGCTTAGGATTAGAAGAAACTTTAAAAAGAACACAAGACGCATTAATATTGACTCGTCTTAGTGGACTTGATACTGTAAGTGCTGTAGAAGCTTTAACTGCAACAATTAATAGCTTTAATAAAGCTGGATTAGATTCAACAATTATTATTAATAAATTAGCGAATGTTGACGCTGCTTTTGCCGTTAGTAGTGGTGATCTTGCAGAAGCTATCAAACGAGTTGGATCATCTGCGTCAGATGCAGGAGTCGATTTTGATGAATTATTAGCAATTGTTACTAGCGTTCAACAAACTACAGCTAGAGGTGGAGCGGTAATTGGTAACTCTTTAAAAACTATTTTCACAAGAATACAAAGAACAGATACTCTTGATCAATTAGAAAATCTAGGAATTAAAGTTCGAGATTTACAAGGAAATACATTACCTGCAATTCAAGTTCTATCTAATCTTTCCAGTACGTTTAATAATTTAGCAGATTCACAAAAAGCTCAAGTTGCCGAAACTGTTGGTGGTATATTTCAAATTAATATTTTAAAAGCAGCTTTAGCAGATTTAGGTAAAGAATATTCTGTTTACGACAGAGCATTGCAAACAGCAAATAATAGTACAGATCAAGCTATTCAAAGAAATGAAGCATTAAATCAAACTCTTTCAGCTTTAATTAATCAAACGTTTCAAAATTTAACTCGTATTTCTTCAAGTATTGGGGAAATAAGTTTAGGACCAACATTTAAAAATACTTTAGAATTATTAAATAAAGGATTAGAATCCTTATCTACTGATAGCGATACTGTTGGTGGCAAAATTGGCAAAGGAATATTAGAAGGAATTGGAACATTTATAAGTGGTCCAGGAGTTATTTTAATAACAGCTGTATTTGGTAAATTATTATTAAATTTAGGGAAATTTGCTAGTCAATCTTTACAAACACTTTTAGCCGTAAATACTCAAGCAGAACAAAGAGTTCAAATTCAAGCTAAAATAAATGAAGTTCTTAGTCAAGAGCCAGGATTAGTCGCTGCTATATATAATAAACAAATTAGTGTTTTAGAATTAGAAAATAGAATTCTAGACGTAATCAGACTTCAAACATTAGAAAGAGAAAGAGCTGCGACCATATCAACTGCTGTCGCTGGTAATTTAGTTACGCGAGGAGTAACATCTAAAGGTGGATCATTAAAAGTAAAAAGTGCTGGTTTCGTTCCTAATTTTAGTGCTCAAGAAATCTATGGTGCATTAGCTGGAGGATATATGCCAGGAAATATTCGAAAAATGAATATTCCAGGTCAAGGAAACGTTACTTATAATAGCGCAGAAACAGTTAAGAATTTTCCAGGAATGACTCAACCAGCTATTATGCCACCTCAAGGCAGTAAGGCTGGAAAAAATTATCAAAAAGAATTTTCTAATGCTCATGGATTTAATCCTTACGCAAATGATGGATTTATTCCAAATTTTGTATTAGGAAGAGCAGACGCAGTTAGATTAGCTGCCCAAAATAACCAATTAAAAAGAATTCCAGGAACTAAAACTTTTCAATATGGTTTAGATTCACAAGGAAAACCTTTAACTTTGTCTGAAGCTGAAAAAGACAATATTCTAAAAAGATCTGCAGCCGCAAAATCAACTAGAAAAGAATTAGATGTTAGTAATATTGCTAGTATATTATTACCATTTATTGGGTCTTCGAGAATATTGCCTGGACCATTTTCACCAAAAGGTAAATCTGCAGAATTTGCAATTAAAAATGTTCCAGTCTATGGAATGAAAAAAAGCGCGATAGAAGGAGACACAGCTGATGATAAAGCTAAATTAGGCACAAGTATAACTAATAGCATTTTAGATAATACAAGTAATTTTATTGATACATTAAAACCTTTAGGAAAAAGCGTAACCAGAGGAACTTTAGCTGGAGAGTTTCAACGTTCTGGAGAAAAAGGCGCATATGGAGCAGTTCGTGGTGCAATTGGTTCTGCTTTTGAGGTTGGAATAAAAACAGCGCTAAAATATACTGGAGAAGATCAACTAAAGGGATTTGGAGATTTTGACGTTAGAGGAGGAAAAAATTTAAAGCATTTACAAACACTTTTTGGGTTTAGTACTTCTCTTGCTGATTTTAAAGGTGGATTATCTGAAGGTAATTTACAAAGTTTTGCAAATAAAATATATAAAGAAGAGGGTATGTTACAAATCAACAAAAAGGGGAGTACAGTTAAAAGCAGAAAAGCTTTTGGTGGATTTGTTCCTAATTTTACAGCATTAGATAATGCAATTGGAAGAGAAATTGCAGCGGGAACATCTAGTTCTAGAATAAGAGTCGGTAAAGATGCAAGATTAACATCTTCGGCAAATCCACTTGGTTTGGGGGTCTATAATACAAAAGACGAACCCAAGGGTCTTGGTCAAGGTATTCAAAGATATGGATCAAAAGCTAAAATGGCAGGAGCAGCAGCTGGATTTATTCCTAATTTTGCAGGATTATCATTTAATCCTGGAGGTTTGGGCGCACTTGATCCAGCAGTTGCAAATAGAGAAGTTGGAGCGCAATTTGGAAAAATATTAGGAAAATTAAAAACTCAAGAAATAACAATTGATCAGGCTAATTTAAGTCTTAAAAAATTAAGTTCTACATATGGATTAGCTGCTGACAGTCAAAACAGATTTAATCAAATTCTTCAAAGTAGATCATCTCAATATGCAGCAAGTGCAAAAAATGCTACAATTGCAATAGATAATACAAAAAAAGGATTTGAAAAATTGAGTAGCGCGGGTTTAGCCTTGTCTTTAGTTTTGCCTATAGCTCTTCAAACGATAAGTCAATTTAACGAAGGAAATAAAAAACTACAAGTTGGTATAGATGCATTTAGTACATTTTTAAGTCTTACTGCTGCTGGAGCAACTTTAGGGCCATATGGAGCTGCTGGTGGTGCAATTGCTGGAGGTGGATTAGGTATATTTCAATATTTTAAGGGATTAGAAGGTATTAATCTTGAAAAACTTAAAAATGATATACAAAATCTTCAAGATGAATTTAATAATACTTCAACATCTGTAAATCAAATTTTACCATTGATTGAAAAATACAAAGAAGTTCAAGCCTCTGCTCTACCAGATAATAGTAAACTTGAAGCTTTAACTAATATTCAAAATCAAATTACTGATAACTTAGGCAAAATTGGTCCAGATTTTAGAGATGCAATAATTAATGCTATAAAAAATCAAAATTATGATGAAGTTGGGTTTATTATAAATAAAGCATTAACTCAAAAATCTGCTCAATTATCAAATTTAGCTTCACAAGCTGTATTTGAAAGTATAAAAAATAAAACAATAGAAGATAAAAATGCCGCGGGAGGTATTTCAAAAGCTTTAACTGGACTACAAACTCCATCAGGAAAAAATATAATACAAGAATTAGCAACTCAACCAGGCGGTAAGGAAAAAATCTCAGCAGTATCTGAACAATTAGGTGGTTTATATACATTAAGAGGAACTTTAAAAGAGAAACAAGCTAAACAACAAAGTTTACTTAATGATCTTGCTGATGGCGTTGGAACTCTTTTTGGTGGAGATTCAGGCCTTGAATCACAACAATCTAAAAAAATAAGAGAAGAAATTGCGCAAAATTCAGTTTTGTTAAAAACAAATTTACAAAATATTTTAGATAGCGTAGAACCTTTATATCAAGCTACAGACGAAACAAGAGCAGAATTTGAAAGATTAAGTAAAATAGCTCAAAGCGTTACTTTAAGCGAAGAAGCCGCAGATAAAGTAATCAAAGATACAAAACAATACTTAGACAATATTCGTGATACGCAAGAAAAAGTTGCAGCTTTATTAAAAAGTGGAATTTCGACTGTTGATCAGTATATTCTTGCTTTTAAAAATGGAACATTAAATGCAAAAGATGCTCAAGAATTTTATAAAAATACGTTTGCATTACAAAATGATCCATTAAAAATGTTAGGAAAATCTCAAAATGATCTTAATATGTCTGTTGCAACTACTATATTAAATGAAGATAGTAGAAATAAAGTAATGAAAGAATTAACAATAGAAGAAGACAAACTAAGACAAAAATTAGCAAAAAGACAAATAACAGAGGATGATTATGCTAAAGCTCTTGAAGGTTTAAAAGATAAAATAATATTACAGCAAAGACGCGATAATAAATTATTTGCAGAAGATTTTAGAGGCGGAAGACAAACTGCTAGAGAATCAAGATTATTAAGTAAAGAAGGCCCAAAACTAGAAGATTTTGCTGGCGCATTTTTTGATGAATTTGATAATAGCGCTGCTGATTCTTATCGCCAAGCTCAACTGGGCGCTAAAGATACCGCAAATACAATCAAAAGTGAATTTAATAATGCCTTCTTATCTTTTGCTAATGGAACAGCTACTGCTAGTGATGCATTTACAAAAATGGCCCTTAATGTTAGTGATAAAATACAACAATTAGCTCTTGAATTTAGTACTAATCAAATTTTTGGAGCTCTCTTTGGTACGACTAGTAATATAGTTGGTGGTAATAGTGGAGGTGGAGGAATTGCAGATTTCTTTGGTTCATTATTAAAATCAAAAGGTGGCATGATAAAGGGATATTCTACTGGTGGAAATGTAGTTGGTGGATCAGGAAATAAGGATGATGTTCCAGCTATGTTGAGCGGTGGAGAATATGTTATAAGAAAGAGCGCTGTTAATAAATATGGCTCAGAATATTTGCAAATGTTAAATGAAGGAAAAGTTGAAAAACGCTTTTTGGGAGGAGCGATGGGTTTAGCTATGGCAGGACTTGCTCAAAGCAATCCTTCTATGTTTCAAAATATAGCTCCAGTATTTGGTGTAAATCTAGGCAACAGCAAAAGAAGTAATAAAAATGTTTCTACCAACACTTCTCCAACTTCTAGCGTAGGCATGAGCACAAGACAGGGGGACAGAAGAGATAATTATTTTAAATACGGTGGAAGAGTTCAAAAATTTTTTGATGGTGGTAAACTTCAGACTTTCTTTAACTCAGTAGCTGTACCTAAAGCCATGAAAATGGTTATGCCGTATGCTGTTGAGGCTTTAAATCAAAAGAAATCAATGAATACCTCTAATACAAATACCTCTGCTAGCGCTTCTCCAGCGGCCATGAGCAGAAGTATGTACAACAGAGAAAGTGATTATTTTAAATATGGTGGAGGAGTTCAAAGATTTGCTAGTGGTGGAGAAGCTCAATTTTTAGGAGCAAATAGTTATAGATACAATGATCCTCTTTACCCAACCGCTGGTGAAAATGTTATTGACCCAAGGCTAAGTTTACAAGCTATTATTGATCCAAATAATCCTCAAAATAAAATTAGACAAGAAAGAGAGCAGAGCCTTTATGATTATTTAAATTATGTTGAAGGAGTTAGATTAGAAAACGAAAGAGCATTACAAGAAAATATAGCTTTAAACAAAAAAATTCAAGATGAATATAATCAACAAAAAAGAGCAAGAAGTAGAGGGGCATATATGAGTTTTGGTCTTGGTGTTGCAGGAGCAGCAGCAAGTCAATTCTCTTCAATGGGAGGATTTAAAAGTATATTTGGCGCTGGATCTCCCTTGGGCTCTCAAGAGGTAAGAAGAGCTACCGCTGTAAATGATGTAAATTTAAGATCTGCTTATGGTAGTAGCGCTTACACGCCTACTCAACCTACTCCATACTCTGGAGGAAGATTAAAATTAGGTAAAGCTAGCGGGGGATATATTCAAGGTTTTGCAAATGGTGGCTCAAGTGGCAAAGATGATATTCCAGCTCTTTTGATGGGTGGAGAATTTGTAATGAGAAAAGAAGCAGTTAATATGTATGGCAAAAAATTCTTTGATGATCTTAATTCTGGAAGAGCTAAAAAATTTGCAGACGGTGGACAAGTTGGTAGTATTGATGGAGCAGGTTCTAGCAGCTATTCTCCAACAAACAATGTCAGCGTTGTTGTTAACTTAAATCAAGAAGCTGCTCCAAATCAAAATACAAATGAAAATGTAAGTAATGTTAATGATGAAAAAAGAGCAGAAGCTCAAAGAACGAAAGATTTGGCAGAAAGAGTAAAAGCTCAAGTAATCAGAGTAATTACCGAACAGCAAAGACCTGGCGGCCTACTAAGTTCAGCAGTTTACAAAAAACAAAACTAATTTATAGTATTAATTTTGCAGAGAAATTAATTAAGTCTTTATCTGATATAATTTGTGATTTATTAACAGAAGAATTTTCATTTAAGAATTCATTTAAATTTTGTAAGTCATATGAATATTTGAATAATAATGTGATATAATCCTTGTTATCAATATTTGTCTTATATTTTTCACTATATTTCAGATTATTACTAGTTTCTATATAGAACTTCTCATTGTTATAAAAAGTGGTTATATATTCAATATAAATATTACAAGTATCGCCATTTTCTTCGATTTCAATGATTTTGGCTTGAAGTACCCCTTGGTTTTGAAGGTAATCTAGATCAATAGCCACATCTTCATAAGAAGCTAAGTCTTTACCATAAAAACCTAAATATCCTTTTTGTAGGTTATAAGTATTATCAAGCACATCATCTGTATTTAAATCATTAGATAAGCATATAGTTTTGTTATCTTGATTTTTATTTAAAAGCGGAAAATAACTATTAAATACCATATCATTAATTGATAAATCTGAGGTTAAACTATTTGAAGTTAAACTTTGATTATTGAATAGATATAAATAGTTTTGATAAAAGACTACGGTTTCATTATTTACAGATTGCTTGTATATTTTGCCAATATTAAACGTTTGATTAGGGAAGTATTCCTCATATAGATTATTAATATCTTCTTGAGATTCTCTTGATTTTAAAAAGTTATACAATTCGGATTGAAGATAATTAAGAGGAATAACTTTAATGTTTAAATTTTCAGATATCTCAACAATGTCACTTTCAATAAAAGGTATTGTTAGTAGTGCTGTTGAATCATTTACGTCAAGCCATTTTTCTTCAACTTTTTCAGTAAATAGATTTGTTAACTTTTTGTTTTTAACTAATTTATTAGAAACTTCACTCAATACAAGCAATGAATAGACTTCTTGCTGTTTAAAGTATTCTTTATTTATAAGTAATTTCACAGTAAGATAATCACTACTGCGGTAAATTTTATTAAATAAAACATTTTTGTCTAAATTTTCAATTTCAGCATATTCCGCTTCTTGTTCAAAATCGCCTTTGCCATCGTTATTGTAATCTACTTCAAATTTTATTTTTTTAAAATAACCTAATTTGTTATTCAATTTTTTGTATTTAGAATAATTGTTTTCAAAATTATATTTAAATATATTTTTTGCTTGATTTTTTAAAAGATCGACTTTAAATTTAGTTTTCATTGTCCATCTTTGATCTACCGAATTATCCCAACCATAATTAACAATTATTTCGTAATCTTTTAAATTTAAATATTGATCTATTAGATAATCATTTTCGTTCTTTACTTTAATATTATAGGATGGAAATTCTTGATCTACTTCTAGAAAATCAGGTATATTTCTTAATGTTAACCATTCTAGTGTTAAATTTAAATTTTTAACTTTCATAATTAATATATATTGCGTCCACTTGCTATTACGCTAAACACAGAAGCTTGAGCAGTTAAGTTGTATGCTCCAGTAGCGGGCGTACTTCTTTCTCCAAAAGAATTTTCAGCGAATATTCTGAAAAAATAATTACCTGCACCAGTTGGCGTTAAGAATGGAGGTATTGTGCCCAATAACCAATTTGTTGGACTCATTCCTGTTTTTAAATTGTTTGGAGATATTACATCGTTCAAATATACTTCTGGAGTTTGAGTGGTGCTAGTAAAATTACTAAATGGTTTAACGTAAACATAATATAGACTATTTGCAGAATTATCTGCTGGAGGTTGTATATTATACATGATGCTATTAATTCCACCTTGATTAGTTGTATAAATTGTTCCATTACAAGGACTAGTTGCACAATAAGAATCAGAAGAATTTCTAAATATACCGCTCAAGAATAAAGTAGGAGCAACTGGTAAAGCTGGTCGAACAGGCACATTAACAAGTGTTGCTACATTATCTATATTTGCATATTTTTGATCATTATACTCAAGAGCATTAATATTAAATAGTGATGGTTCTTTTTCTGATATATTTAGAATTCTATATTTTTTAGGCTTATTCAGATATGATTCTAAATAGTATCCTGGATATAAAGTGTTAGTTGGATTATTTATTTGAGACCTAGTATTAATTCCTTGAGTTGCGTATCCAGAGGTATTTATATCTATACTCCATACTGTATTTTGTGGAAAACTGTAACCACTAACTGTCAAGCGATTTGGAAAATTAATTCTTATATTATTAGAGTATATTCCAGAGCCACTTGTTAAATAGTTTTGTGGATTGTTTATTGTAATTGATTGTAATTGGCTTCTTCTTAAGAACGAACTATTTAATCCTGTAACTCCAGAAGATGTAATATCAGAAAAACCAGTAGCATAAAGATCACCGAGTTGTGTTCCAAAATTTAAATTGTAAGTTGGAGTTAATACATTAAATATAAATGAATTATTTGCGTTAGCACCAGTGATTGCATATGTATTAGTAAAATTATAAGGAGTATCTAATATAGCGTATCCAGTAGTTAATTCCATCGTTCTTCCAGCGTAGGATTGATTCTTTCTATATTGATCATATATAAGTATAACATCTCCAGGTTTTATATAATTACCTTCTAAACCAACTTGAAAGTCAACTAATTCGGTTTCAGTATTTTGAGTTGTTAAAAGCCATTTTCCTACTCTTCTGGCTTGATTTTGACTTGTGCACCCGAAGGCGACAATTTCTGTTTCTCGTATTCCATATTTTAATATAGAAGTTTTATCTTCGATATATTCTATGGCTGGCTTGTAGTTATCATTTTGATCATTATATCTTACAGAAGCAACTGTTTTTCTTGATTTTTTAGAAGCATCAGAATAATTAAATGAACCCTCAATAACATTACTATTGTTAAATAAATAAATTGGTTCCTTTAAAGAGTCTTGAGATAATGTAATTTGTCCAGCGGAATAATAAACTATAGCTCTAAATACACTAGCCATATCATTTAAAACTTTATAGGCTTCTTCTTTATTTGCCATGTAAAGATTGCATCTAAATCTTGGTTCTAATCCTCCAACTCCATCCGATACAAATTGATCGCAATATTGAGCGATTTCATATAAAGTCCATTTATCTGTTAAACCTGCATCAATGAATTTTCCTAATCCAAATCTATTGTTAGTTATTAAATCATAAAAACACCAAGCTGGATTATCTGTCCATGCTACTTTAAATTTTCCATTCCAAGAGCCAGTATATGTTCTCAATATTGGATCATAATTTACTGGAATTTTAACTTTTAATAATCTAACTTCATATGTTCTAGTGGGAATATTATTAAAGTATCTTGCATCAAATTTTGATAAAACCATAGCTGTGTCTGGGTAAACAAATCTATCGCTATAAACTTCTGTTATGCTATCTATAGATGTTGAATTTGATAAACCTCCGCCAGCGCCTTCTCTTGTCATTTTAACTATGTCCATTGCCCATCCAATTTGATTAGGAAAAAGATCATACCAAGGAGAATTTTCAGAATAAGGTTTTAAAGTAAATTCATAAGTTATCATTGTTGGGCTATTAGCTACTTTACCTTGAATTCCAATATCATCTCTAGAATAATAATCACTAATAAATGGAAAATATTTAGATGTATCTAAAAGCACTAATTCTCCATTTGATAAAATTCTATAAATTATAAATCTTAATGTTAAATTTTGTTTTTCTACATCTCCTGCGTTTGACCCAGTTAATATTTGTTCATATAAACTATTAATTTTTACATTTATTTTTAAAGCTGAAATATCTGTATTATATATATAATACGTTTTAGGAGTTAGTACTTGATTGTTTCCACTTATCAAGTAAAAACCATATAAAGTATCACCATAACTTTTTGTAACAGATGTTTGAATTGGATATTTATTTATATCTACTTTTCGTGCCCCATAATCTCTTCTTTCTTCATATAGATTGATATATGGATTGTATATAGTATGATCGTTAGTTTTTTCTCCATAAGTAAATCTATAATTTGCGTATTGGAAATTATAAAATCCTGCTAAATCTGTTACTGGTACATCATCCCAAAAGATAGATCTTGTTTCTGGATTACTATAAGTTTGTTCAAATGGTTGAAAAATTGCACTATTATAACCTATATCTCCAGTAGTTTTACCGCTTGCATTGTAAACATAAATACCAGAAATAAATCCTTCTATTGGTCCTTCAGAAATTAGATCTAATATATTTACTTGAGAAATAGAGTTGAAAGCTCTGCCATTTTTAAATCTTTCAGTTATAAATGTTCCATTATCTTGTCGTTGAGTTCCGTCTTCTACATTAATATTCGTATGAACTCCATAAATAGTTCTTAAATTTGGAGCATTATAATAAATAGGCCGAAAAACTGGACCACCTAGCCAATCTTGAATTGGTCCACCAGTTATTGTTGCCATAACTGTATACCTACCAAAATAACCACTTGGACCTCTTAATGCTTGTTGAGGAGCAAGAGGGTCAGTATTAAAAGGTATTCTAGAGCCACTAAAACTTAAAGATAAATTTCCTCCAGCCCCACCACCATCATCTTGAGCTGTGCTTTCTGGAAAATTATATCCGCATGTACCAAGACCATGATTTCCAGGAAATAAAAGATAACTCAAACCGTCTGCATATTTATTTGCATTTGCCATAAATTAAAATGGTAATGAACTCAATGGAGTTTGTTCTTGAAATTGACATTTACTGTTAAATAAATATTGACTATCTCCTTGATTCTCTACTTGTAGGGTAGCATCTGAAAAATCAGAAGTATAAGCTCTATATATAATATCATAATTGCTGAATACATTATTCCCACCAACTAGAAGTTGTCCATAGCCCACTGGAACTGGCCCACCTTCTCCTACTGTATTAACTGGACCATTAAAAAGATAAGATACAGCTCCACCAGCTTGCCCTTGACCATCTATTGGATTAGTTTGTTGAGCGGTAAATGGAACACTTGGCGGTGGTTTAGAAAGTAGTTCGCTTGTTCCAGCTGCAATTAAACCTAATCCAGCAAAACCTAAAGATACTGCTGGTAAAAGAAATGGAGTAAATACTCCTAATGCTACAGCTCCAATTATAGCACCTGCTCCTAGAGCAATTTTACCAAATCCACCAGAGCCTATAATAGATGGAACAATATCTATTGTTTTTATTTTATCTTTAATATTTAAGCAAAATTCAGAGTTTTTTAATTCATCTATATTTTTATAATCTGGAGTTTCATTGAAAAGATTATTTTGATCAACTAAAATTTCATATTCATATTCGTCCTTATAAGTTATAAGCCATTGTCTTAATTTTTTAGTATTTATATCTATAGCGTGTAAAGCTTCTGAAACTGATGAAACATCTAATTCCCATGTTTCACCTAAATCTTGACCTAATTTACCATGTAAGTTTACTGTTATCATTTTTTAAACCTAAATATTGAATCTGTATGCCTTTTATAAAAATTACAATAATTTTCAATTTTTGAGAAACCAAACATCGGTTGATGTAATATCTTGTCATTTCCAAGATAAAGGGCGAAATGTTTTGGTTTATTTTCTCCAAAAGCATCGATTAGTAGTATATCATGCAATTCCAAAGGGTTTTTATGATCTATAAGTTCAAAATTATTATTTGTATATAATTTATAAACTTCACTTTTAATATCCATTTGTTGCAATGATTTTGAATAAAATTCTTGATTATATTTAAGTTCTATAGATTTTTCTTTTTTATAAAATTCTTCTATCAATTTAAAACAGTCATACTTTCCATGTTCATAAAATCTTCCGATATATTCTTTTTTAGTATTAACTGGTTCATATACTTTAATAATATCATTTTTTATACTATATAATATAATTGGTAAGTTGAGATTATCAGAGCAATTTGTATCTGTTTCACTAAAATTTTCATTATCGTTCGTATGACTATGATAAATATAAAATATATTATAATTTTTTTTAATTTCTAAAAATCTTTTAGAAGAAATTTTAAAATGCTCTTTAGGATTATCTGAAATATTTTCGCATGGAATACATTCAAAATTCTTATTATTTTCTACTATAAATCCACAAGCTTCATTTGGATAATCTTTTAAAGATTGATTGCGGATAAAGTTTTTTAATTTTTTATCAATCATTTTAATTTTGTTGGGGTTTATTTGTGCCTGGAAAACCACCAAACGGAAGAAAACCGTTTAGATAATTTCCATCTTTGTCTTTTGGAATTCCATGGGCTCGTGGTGAAGAAGGATCTTCGCATCCAGGTCTTCTTGGAAAATAAACTGGAGAACCATTAATTCCTGTTACCCAAAGAGATCTTGCTCCGCTAGCAACTATGCCTTCTATTCTTCTTCTAGTTTCATCAAAAGTTTCTCCACCTCTGTTAGTTGGCCAAATGACAGGTCTAAAAGCTGGATTTTTCAACCATCTTAATCTACATGCATTTAAACTTTTAGAGCAAGAATCTGATGCCCAATAAGTTGTATTAGGAGGAGCATTAAATTGATCTGCAGTATTATTATTTATACAAACATAATAAAATTTTAACCCTCTATTTTGAAGATAAACAAAATCACCAGAAACATAATTTGCACTTTCTAACCATACTCCAGAATTGCCAAGAGTACCAGTTAATCTAAATATAGCAGTATTTGTAGATGTTCCAGCTATTCCAGTAGCAAAAACTCCTCCAACAAATAATTGATCATTATCTGTAGCTACAGGAGGAGCTCTCAAAAGACCTTGAACACTAATAGGAGAATTAACTGTATTAGCGTAAATTCCACTATGCAAATAAGTTAATCTACTATCGTATTCATAAATACATCCTTCTCCTCTATATTGAAATGGACATTTTTTGGCATAAATTGTTCTAGCTGGAAGAGTTAAATTTTCTATATCAAGAATTGTATTTAATTGATACTCAATTACATTGTTACTTTCTAGGGTTTTTCTATCTATATAATAAATATCTCTTGGTAATTCTACTTCATATAAACCAGTATTTGGATTATATGGATTATATCTACCAGAAAAATTTGCGCCATCTAGATATTTTAAGAATGTTTTGATTCTAGTAAATTTTGCACCAACGATGTCTCCTAAACTTTGCATTTGCATTCTAATATATCTATAAAAGGAATTAGAAGAATTATCTGGAGAAAGATTAGATATTGAAATTTTTGGAGTTGGTAATGTTCCTGCAGAAGAATATTCAAATCCTTCAGCAAAAATTGGAAATGGATAATAGAAATTATTTTGCCATTTTATTGTTCCATATGGATTATCTACAATATTAAATACATTGTAATCATTATAAACTCTAAAAATACCATTATTAATTGGTTGTTGTCCATCGTAATTGTAATTGATCATTGTTGGAGCAATTTCTGACAAATCAATTTCGTATAAAATAACTTGTGTGGATGGAGTTAAAGAACTTATTTCAGTATTTAAGGATTGATTACCGCTTACTATTAAATTATAAACTTCAGATGATGTAGGCATAATTTTATGCTGGTACTTCTATGAATGTAGCTTCTATAGAGTAATTATTATAAGATATATAAGTTGGAGACCATTCTGGACAAACAAATTCTGTATTTAAATTAGTATTTGATTTAGCGTATATAGTTGGAAGATTATAAATAAAAGCTTGTTGAGCATTTCTTGCGTTTAAGAAATGCAAAATAGATACCGCTTCTATTTCACTTCTATTATCGAAATTTAAAGTTAATTCTATTAAATTATTATTTATTCCATCATTTACTCTTTGTTCGTATCCATTCCCAAATCTATTGATTTTAATTCTTGGTTTTAAATTTATTTTAGCATTGTATGATGGTTTCCACCAAAAATCAGGCACGAGAGTTCCATTTAAAGAAACATATCCATCCCAAGACACTCCTAAATTAGAAGGCGTAATTGGATTATTTCCAATGTTAGAATCGATTACAGAATAATAATATCTACCGTCGCTACCTAGCGCTATACTATACTTATTATAAGTAGTACTCCCGCTCCAAGCTGGAACTGTATCGTAAATACTTGCCATATACCTTTTACCTCCTATATTTTACACTTAAAAGTAGTGTAATTATAGTTAATGTTTAATGTATATACTATAGAAAATCAGAACTTTTATCTAAATGATTCTTTAGTAAGTGGGGTTCAAAATTTAGGAATTAGTTATGATAATAATATAAATACTTCTTTGGCTATTGATGACTCTAACTTAAATTACTTTGTTTCTAAACCAGTTATAGCTAATATTGACTTAAGCTATTTATTGAGTTCTAATGATCGGTTTATTAACTATACTGGCTCTAGTTCGTTTAGCGGTAAAATAGAATATGGTAATAATTTTTTTACTTTTTCTAGCGGTTATTTAACAAATTATTCTTTAAATTATAAATTAAATGACTATCCTCAAGTTAATGTTAAAAGTCTTATACTGGGTGAATTAGGTAATACAAATGGGACATTTAATTATCAACCAAAAACGTTAAATAATTTCGATATTGGTGATAATTGTTATGTGGATTTAAATTTAACAGAAGCAAATAATAATAGATTAGATTCTTTTAATATAAACATAGATATTCCAAGAGAAGGAGTTTATACTATTGGTAATTATTTACCAACAAATGTAGTTATAAAGTATCCTATTTCTATATCTTTGAATTTTTCATTTTCTGCAAGTAATTATACTCAAGAAAAAGTCACAAATATATTAACAGGAATATCTCAAAGAAACTTAAATCTTTCTTTTAGAAAATATAATACCAATCAATCATTGTTATCATTTAATCTATCTAATTTAATAACAAATGAAACTCAGTTAAATTATAGTGTTTCTGATGATGCTAAATTAAATATTACCTTACAAACCTTTATCTTAAGTGGCGTATAAAATTAATTGAAATATATCATTGTATTAATTATAATAATAATATGACATTTCAAGAATTGCTTAATTCTCCAGTATTTTTTAGTACTTTCATTAAGAATGATACATTGTTTAATTCTTTAAAGGATAAATTTCCAGAAATTTTAGCTGATCTTACTAGTTCTAGAAATAATCCAAATTGCTCTTGTAAAGGTAGAGTAAAAGCTCATCTTCAAGGGAAAATCACTACTGAACAAGATTATTTCAATAATCTTATCAATAATGAAGAGGTTAAGAAATTAACAGAAGAAATTAAAAAAACACAAATACCAATTAACCCAATCGAGAACCATATGCAAATGATGCAACAAAATATGTTTAGAAATAGTAGCGGAAGAATATTTGAAATTGGTAAAACAGAAGAAGATTGGAAAAATCTTGCTAAGAAATTAAGTGAAGAAAAGATTAGTTTTAAATCATTTTCTGTAGTTGAAAAAGAAGATAAATTAGTTGTTTATTTTATTTAAATGTTTTATCAATTCTTAGCGTATTTGTTTGTTTGCTTGGGAGTAACTTATGCTTGGAGCGATACTGAAATTGCTAGACCTTTTAGAAATTTTATAGCTAAGATCCCTTATATTCACAAGCCCTTGCTTTGTCATGAATGCTCTAGCTTTTGGATATCCTTAGCTATTAGTTTTTTCGTTAATCCTTTTGATTTATTAACTTATTCTTATTTTAGCAATTTATTAAGTGCTTTTTGTGGATTTTTTATTAATCTTTACTTTGTTAGAAACCAATTAGTAAAGTACAAAGATTATTAATCTTTAATTTTTTTAATTCTATCTATCAGTTCGAATAACTTAACTTTAGGTATATCTGAGATAGAGTTTAAATTTTCTGCGTTATCAAATTTATCTTTGATTAATCTTTTCTTCAGGGTTTCAAAATTAACGTTCTTTTCTTTCATAACTTTTTCAAGTAGTGATTGAGGAGAGGTCGGATTTTCATTTACAGAAGAAGAATCATCAAGAAGTTTTGCGTCACCTAATTCCTCTTGAGAGACAATATTGATCTTTAAGAAATTACGAACACAGCGCACAAACGCTCTATTCTCGGCGATTGCAGCTAAAAAGAATCTGGCGAAACTCTTTGTATTATTTACTGTAGCATCGGCAAGAGATTCAAAAACTACTTCTTTTCCACCAGTTTCATAATTTGGTAGCCAAGTAATCTTACAGCTTGTTGCAAAATAGGTTTCAGAAGCTGCTACTACTTTATATTCAACGCTTGTGTATCCGCGAATTTGAGCAAGTTCTTTAATCCCACCCAAAAGAATTAGTAAATCTTTATCTTGAAGTTTTGAAACATCTGTTTCTTGAGTCTTTTGTCTATTGGGGACTAGATGTTCGATTTTAACCATTTTACGCCAATTAATAGTTCCATCATCATTAAATACATAGTTCAAGGTTTGATCTTCAATAAGACCATATTGATTTCTAGTCACTAGTTTTGGAGGAGTGACTTGAGATGTTGGGGTTGGAGTATTTTCAATTTGAATATCTAATCCTTTATTCACAACATTGAATAACTCTGAACTGCCAATTGAAACTGTATTTTCTTCTGATTTAATTTTAGGGCTCATTTAGTAATGATACTATGGATTATAGATCAAGTCAACTTAAAAATATAAAAATTATCTG